AGGTATTTCGTCTTTTAGTGTGTTCTAACTGCGTGAGTTGCGAAAACAAAAAAATCGTATTTAGAACCAGAGATGCTAATTCCTCAATAAATATAATGAAATTAACAAGTTGTTGGATAGATAGCCAAACACGTCCAACTGCATTTCATTCTCATATTTCGTCTTTCACCTGTTCCATTACAAAAGAAGAACAGGAAAAAGTAAGACCATCGTAGGTGAAATTCCTATTATTGATTTTACATTTTTTTCTTATTTTTTTGCCCAGTAAAATGGGCGTTTGAAATGAGAAAAGGTGTAAATATACAGATGCCTCATTACCTTTATTTACTGGAACGTTTAATATATTATTTGGGTTTTCTTTATCATAAATCATAACATTAATATTATTATTATTATTTATGTTATATACAAAATCAACATTTTTATTATATCTTGAAACAACAAGATTTGTTTGGTTTTTAGATTCTTCCATATAAATATTGGAATATTATAAAATTGCACAAAATACAAATAATATATATTCCGTAGTCAGATATATAATAATTTATGTATAACCAGCAGCAGTATTATTTATCGGACGCCTAAAAGTAGAAAATAATAGAAATAATAGACCAATTGATCCAATGACTATAGTTACATTGCTAATATATTGAATATTATATAGCTCCTTAGCTTCATCTGTCATTTCACTTGCACTATTACCTGTGCCTTTAACGCTATTCCATTTTTTTTTCAAATCGGTGTTTATAGACTTTTGTTCCATTATTTTATGATCTAAATCCGATATTTGCACATTTAACGTATCTATGTTTTTTTGTATATCATTTGTAGCGACAAATACTTTGGTATTCAATGAATGTAATGCACCCTTATTTGATGCATATATTTGTGAATATTCGTTATATTCTGGGTTTTTATTGTGAATGACAAATGATTTTTTATAATCTTCTAAAACAGAAGGAAATTGCTCCGAATATGTATTTAATTTATTAGAAATTTGTTGTACAGGGTTCATTATGTTATATGTATATACATTTGTGAAGATTTTAATTCGTCCAAAACATGTTATTATACACAAATTCTATAATAATAACCAGTAATAGCTGTTTTACTCGGTCTAATTATTTCGCATACCTGACCTGGTCTAATACCAATAATTTGTGCAACAGGATCAAACCTAGAAATGTCAGGAAATTGCGTGTGATCTGTAATATTATATCTAAGTTTCACCTTCTTCACTTCCTCCGTAGATAAAATTCTATGGCTAGGTACTAAAACATGATCTAATAAATTGAATTGTAATCTTTTAATATTTTGAATAACGATTAAAATACTATCTTGTTCCCATATATGTTTCAATACGCCTGTCAATGTTTCATTCAAATCATCTTTTGTTATAATCATTAAGGTGTCATCTTTTGTCAAAATTTCTTCTAAATTAAATAAATCATCAATCATCTCTTGAATATTTTTATCGGCAATTTTTTTTGCTAAATAATATCGGATATATATCTTTCTCTTTCTATGAGTCTCGGTATTTTCCTCTATTTGTTCTAAAAGCATATCTAATTGTTTATTTTGATACATGGCATTTACCTCGCTAATACTAAAATTAGTGTAATCCTCTACATTATATCCTTGTTTCTTCATTAATTCCAAAATAATTTTTCTGGATTTATAAACTGAATCGATTAAACTACTTGAATTCTGGGTTGTCATTATATTTATACTATAGACATTATCATTTAAATAGGTTCAATTTTTATTTTTATTTATTATATACACTCCTTCGACTTCGTCTACATTATGATTTTTTTAGTTTCATTGGAATTGGACCCAGATGATTCGGGTTCACCAACGTCAAAATTTATTGCTTTTGTCTCAGAAGGATTGGATTGAGTTGTCGATTGATCCTCTAAATTATCTCCGGAATTATCTCCAGATTCTAGTTTTTTCTCTTCCACATTTAAAATAGACGCGCTTGGAACCCCTGCAACTGGATTAGATTCATTGCTAGCTTTATTGGTAGATGAATTAGGTGATGCAGTAGATTGAGCTCGTTTTTTATCCAACATTTCAGCCAGGGTTTTTTTATCGCTTTCCGAAAGAGACTCCCATTGAGCTTTGAGTTCCGGATTTGTGATTTTCGGAGTAGGAGGAGAGCTCATCGGACTATATGGATTATATACAGGACTATTCGGATTGTATACCGGACTATTTGGATTGTAGACAGGACTATTTGGGTTGTATACCGGACTATTTGGGTTGTACACCGGACTATTTGGGTTGTACACAGGACTATTTGGATTGTACACAGGACTATTTGGATTGCGTTCATTTTCTGTTTCCATTTCTTCACTAGATCCTGGTTGATATATTGAAACACCAGTTTCATACTGAGGACTCGTGGTTGACATATTAGCCAACTTATTATATACGGGAGGTTCAACAGGATTTTCAAAGGGATTATTTTTCTCTTTACCTGTTATCCCCTGAATCCTGTCTTTTTCACGTCTACTATATTGTGATACTAAAACCCTAAGATCTGTATTTTCAGTATCCTGTAACAATTTATTAATATTGTCAGAATAAGACATGCTCATTAATTGATCAATATTATCTTCTGTAATAATTCTCATTTGAATGTTCATTACTTGTAATTCTTGAATTAATAATTTCAATGCATATGGAACTCGAACTATACTAAATGAACGCCCAAAACGACTTACATTTTGAATATTCATTTTTCCATCCAGTGCGGTGTTGAATTTAATAGGCCCATCAGCAAATGGACTAAGAAATAAATTCATCGCTTGATTATAAACAGCAATTCCTCCTGTTTTATTGCACACTGCCATAAAATATTCATCCCCTCTAATTAAATAAGATTCATTCAAAAATCCAGCACATCCGTGCGCTAATATTCCATCACGTTCCATTTCACCTATACGTAACCCTCCATCATTTGCGCGCCCCTGAACCGATTGTCTGGTGAGCATAGTATTTGGCCCTCTCGCTCTGTAATTAATTTTATCTTTTACCATGTGTTTCAAACGCATATAATAAGTCGGGCCTATATAAATCTCCGAAAATATTTGGTCTCCAGTCATTCCATTATACAATATTTGATTTCCAGAACTATGATATCCTGCATGCACCAATAACGCTCCATAAACATCTGTATTCGGTCCTTTATTCGAAAAAGCAGTACAATCACCAAATCCGCCATATGTCACACCCACCTTACCCAATAGGGTTTCTACTAATTGACCAATTGTCATACGAGATGGAATAGCATGTGGGTTAATAATGAGATCTGGTTTTAATCCATCGGCAGTAAAAGGCATGTCTTCTTCAGGAATAATGAGGCCTAAAGTTCCTTTTTGTCCAGCCCTCGAATTTCCTATGAGCATAGATGGTGCCAAATTATGCTCGCGCATATAATATAAATGAGAGCTAGGCATTTCTATACAATAGACTTTTCCTTCATAATCAATTATTTTTTCCTCATTAGAATCATTTACTTTTTTATTAATATATGGTTGATTTTGCTTACGAATAATACTAATTTTATAATATGTATGTTTACTTTCAATTTCATGAGATTTACCCGCATTATAACCCAATTTTCCAGTTATAGTATGTTTATTGTCTCCTGGTTCAGCTGCAATTTTTGTTACTCCTGACCAACCACAATGAACAGCTAACCTACAAATATCATTCGCTAATTTTGGACTAATTGTTCCATATCTACTGAAACCATCAGCATATGTATGTCCATCCCCTTCCATTAAAGCGTCAAGTAGTATAATGCTTTGTCTTTGAGATAACGACCAAACATATTTGGGTAAATATTTATTCAAAGCACCCAAATTATATTTTTTAAATTCTTCGTATATTTCTATATTTTTTCCAATATTAATTGCAAAATATCCATTATAACTATCGTGATAATACTCAATGCCTAATTTTGTTAAAAAGTCAATATTAAAATTTATTTTTCTTTGTTTGTGTGCAGATAATATTACTGCTCTATTATTAACAGAACCATCCGAAATAAACATGCCTAAGAATTGCAACCAATCATCCATTTTATATTGGGTATCCCCTAATATCATATATTCTACATCAGGATATACATTTTTCATAGATTTCTGAAATCTTACCATTTTACCAATAACATTTTCTGCTTCAATGAGTTCATATTTTTTATCTCCTTTATTTTTCTCTCTTCGTTTAACATACAATTTATGATTTAATGTACATATTACTTCCACCTGTTTATTTTTTACATAATACATTTCACCTTTATGATCATATTCAAATTTGTTTACTGGATATTCATAAATCATATTTCCATTTATATTCAAAGTAGCTACTTTGTGTTTATTTATATCTATGTCTTTAATTTCAATCCATCCATTATTAGTTAAAATTTGTTGAGTTGGTAAAGCACATGCCATTTTGTCACCTATTGCAGGCAGACGTTCTTCTCTCACTCTAATTTTTGCTAAACGGAAGCCTTCCTCGCCTTCCGTAATGAAGGATTTGTCTACAAATCCGAGCTGTCCTTTTTTCGGAAACACAGAAGCATCACTTGCATTTTCCGAGTCAGATGAATCAGATGTGACTTTGCCAATTAATACCATTTTATCATCCAACGGAGTATTTTCTTTGATAAGTCCAAATTTATCCAAATGGCTATAATCGTACCCGGGTTTAATACCCGAGACATTTTTACTTTCAACATTGGAAAAATAAGAATTTATAGATGACCCTGACACTTTTCCACTCTCTTCTCTCGCCTCATATGTGGAAAAATAGGTAGTGTTGAATAATCCTCTTTTAATAGACCCTTCATTAATTAGAATAGCGTCTTCCACATTGTATCCAGTATAAGACATAATTGCAACGATTGCATTAACCCCATAGGGTTGCTCTTCCTTGTTAATATATTCCAAATATTTGGATTTTACGAGGGGAATTTGGCCATAATTTAATACCACCCCCATTTTATCCATACGCATTTGATAATTTGAATTGTAAAGAGATACCGCTTGTTTGCTTTGTCCGCAAGAAAACGCATCTCGAGTAATTGGGTTATTCTCAGGAAAAATCACCATATTACCTAGCACACCAAGGATTAACGACGGATCGATTTCTAAATGCGTATAATATTTTGATTTTTTCAAATCATCTACTCGTGTTGCAATAAGCGCTCCTTCTTCTTCGGCGGTATCGATGTAATCCACTACCGCTTTATTTTTATTAAATTCTGGTTCAACATGTCCAATAGTGTTTAAACTATTATAAAGCTCATGAATGTCATAAATTTTGTTATTCTTAGAATGAAATTTGTCATCCGATTTTTGTTTAAATCCGGTGATAATTTCTTCCCATGTAAATTTTCCAGAATTGATTAGCACAATAATGTCCTCTCTGTTGTAACTAGGTTTTTCATTGTCAACGTAATAAACGGGTCTACTGAGTCGCCCAGCATCCGTATAAATAAACATTTCGTTGCTTTCATAGTTGAAAGAGATACTTGTATATACTGGTATTAACCCATTTCGTCGAAATAATTTCAATAATTTTATTGTTTCAATTGGATTATCAACAACGCCTATCCACGACCCATTTACAAATACTTTTGTGACGGCTCCCAAATATTTGGGGTTACATTCTTGTAATAGTCGCAATGATGTTTTGGCTCGCAACCATTTTATCAATGGTTTTGCAGATGTTCCGCTCGTTATAAGCGTGCTAATAGACATGTGTTTATGCAAACCAATATTCCCACCATCAGGAGTATCTACCGGATCAATATATCCCCATTGTGATGCGTGTAATAATCTCGGACCAACGACTTTTGCACTAGCATCCAACGGCAAATTGATTTTTCTGAGTTGAGAGATGAAAGAATTCCACGATAATCTATTTAAATCTTGAACCGCTCCAATGCGTTTTGTGTGCGCCTCTGATCCCCAATTGCCTTTAAATGCCTTTTTAAATCCAGATTCAATAATACGTTCTTTGAAAAACTCTCTATAGTTATCATCTATTAAACTCAAAAAATTATTCTTATATTTGCCTTTGTGATAATAGTGTTCACTATCAATCTTCAATGAAATATCTCTTTTTTGGATCAAATAATATTCTCTGAAAAGATCGTATATTAATGAACCCGTTAATTCAACACGTTTAAATCTAAAATTATCTCGATCCGTCGGTTTTTGTTCTTTTTTATAAACTTGCAAAAGTCGCTTTACCATATATCCGATAAAATAGGCCTTATCTAAGAAATTCTTTTCACCGATATTTGGTAGAAAATAATTCATTAAAATATCCAGAACGCCGTTAATAGTCCTACGTTTTGTCAACAGCGCGATATATTGCAAAGCATTTTCCTGTGTAAATATTTTATTTGCATCATGAATGGATGGGATAAATAAATCTATGTATGATTCATTTTGTTTCAAATCAAGCAAACAATGTTCTATAATACTTTCGTCTGATACAACACCTAATGCCCGCATTAAAATAAATAAAGGAACAGGTTTACGTACATTTGGAACATTAACCACAAATTGTTCCATACTATATTTTATAGTGTTCACTGCTGCTGGTCCGGCTACGATTTTTACAGCAGTAGTGCGTACAGGTTTAGATGCGTCTTCAGATACAGAACGAATTTCAGCGGAATAGCTGTAGATGTTATCCGGCTTGTTTTTTTTGATATAAAGCATGTTGTCTGCAAATTTTTCTTGACTGACTATCGACTTTTCTTTACCATCGATAATAAAATAACCACCAAAATCATTTCTACACTCACCCATATTGAATCGCACTTCGGGGGTTAAATCTTTTAGAATACATAGATTCGATTGAAGCATAATTGGAAATCTGCCTAAATAAATTTGCTCTAATACAGCAGAATGTGTTTTTTTTTCATCATTTTCATAATATATAAAATCAATCTCTACATCATAATGAATAGTGATTCCATATGTCATATTTCTTAATCTGGCATCATTTGGATACATATAATGTGCGTAATTGTCATCATATATGATAGGTTTTCCAAAATAAATTTTATCGCCATTTTTCCCACCTAAATATAACAAACATTGATCGCGTTGTTCTGATTCTTCGTCTTCTCTCTCAATAAAACGTATAGGATTATTTTCTTTAAATACTCGATTAATACCCCCATTGAAAAAATCATTATATGATTCTAAATGGTGTGCCACTAGATTAGACGGATTATCTTTGAAATATTTATCAATGAGCTTCCATGATATATTTTCCATTATATTCGCATGTGTACTTCCTATAGCATTGGTCATTTTATATTATATTATACGTTTTTTTTATATTATAATATTAGTTGTTTAATTTTACTTTTTTTCATATACTCATTCACTTACGTTAGTCAAATACATTGATACCAGGCAACGTTTTTCTACATGTAAATAGCTGCTTATATAAAAATAAAAAAAAATAATATCGCCAATTAGATTGGTTGTCCGAGTTTAGCTCAGTTGGTAGAGCATTTGACTGTAGTAGTTTATACCTAAGTAATCAAATGGTCTTCGGTTCGAATCCGAAAACTCGGAATCTATTTTTTTCTTGAAAAAAGTTTTTTTCCAATTTTTCTAATTTTTTGTTTTAGTCTATGATTTCGTGTTTTTGTAGTATTTGCAAAGTTTGTAATAGTAAATCGTGTCCATGGTTGACTAGGTCTATCATTTAAAAAGGGTTTTAAATAATTCCATTGCCTATTTTTATCACAAAATTCAGCCGTACTAAATGGCGTTCCACACGAACTACCCCATCGCGCCATAAAAGACATATCTTTAATCATTTTGCTATCCGCTGCACACCCATCAAGTGCTCCCCTAGGAGCATAAGGTTTGGGTCTATCTGCTTGAGACATATACTCACGCCCATCTAAATCATAATGGGAGCATATGGTTCGCGAGCATTTGTTTTCTTTGTGTAAATATACATCATAATGGTCTGCAATTATTTTCAATGCCATATCTATATTTATTTTACCCTTATGTTCGTCCATTAAATCGGTTAAACGAACACGTCTTGCGCCTTGATGTCTTCTAATGTCATCAAACCCGGAATTATTACATTCCAAATTACGGATGCGTGGGTCATATGCCGAATTAAATCCCACAAAATACCCATTTTTGGTGCGTTCAGTATTATGATATTTAAGACCTAATTCTATGCGCATAATTTCATTTGTATTCGTATCACCAAATAACCATGAATTTGCATAATCTCCTGAATTTCCATCCAATAGTATTCTCTCATAATCATCCAGTGTATCTCCATATTGCATTGCTTTTCTTATTCGGCATGCGATAGTATAATTATTTTCATATACATTAAAACCACCTATGGTTGTTTCAGTGCCGAGTATACCTTTGCTTGTAACAAAAAAATCAGTACCACTCCATATCCACCCAGGACATGTTTGCATAAGTATTCGATTTCCTTTTGATGGATTTATGTCTAATATGCAATACATGTATTGCCCATCCACAAAATTGGAAAAACTATTGTGCGCGACTACTATTTTTCCATCTTCGGTATAATCGCCTACCGCGATAAAAGCGCTGCATCTGTCTGAGGCACCACCTTCTCTGCTTCCGGTAGCAGTAGACTCACTGCCATACCATGAATCTAGAAGGGTAAAATAATTATTCCATGCTAATATTTCATCAATCGTCGTTTTTGTTCCCGCCGCGGAACATCCCATGGCGATCCCTTCCATTTCTTCATAAATTTCTGGAAATTGTTTTATGATAGTATCCTTTAATGCATTTTTACCCGCTTCTATGAAAAAATCCCATGTTTTACCGAACTCGTTATATATATTGAATTGCAACATCTCTTGGATTTTTTTAAAATCTTCGGCAATCAAATATCCATATGCATATCCTCGTTCTTTTGGTGATCCTTTAATAGAAATATAGGTCCATCCATTTATTTTATGAGACGTGCCATTTTTTATTTTTTTGGTAAAAGTGGTAGACATACTAGTGTATTATATAATAATCAAATATAAAAATAAATAATATATTATGCTTGCTGCGTTACACCATTATTTTTACTCTTTTTCTTTTTGTCTTTCTTTTTGTCATTCTTTTTGTCCTTCTTAACATCGTCGGTATTGGATAACGGGGAAGGCGTTGTTTCAGCGATTGCATGATATACTCTTATTTTTGGATTCGCATGTGCTTCATCTGGATTTTCGGCGGTTGAATGTTTAGGAATAGGGATATTGAATATCTTAGACACTATGTGGAAAAAACTACAAATATAACCAGCTATAATAATAAAAAAGGCAATAATATCGCTTCTATAAATTTCTTGTTTCAAATAAAATTTATTGATTAATAAAAGTAATGAAAATTGCACTATTATCAATAGAAATGTGTCTTGTGTAGGGGTAACTAACTCGTATGTATGTCCAATATTAATTGCAAATGTCATAAATATCCAATCTACCCATGCATAAGGGAGTGCCATAGTTAACCCTTGTAAATACGTTAAATTTTTATATGGTAATGTTACATATTGTCCCCACATGCTTAAGGTCTGACCAATAATAAACAATGAAAAATATAATATATATTGAAGTACTTTAGAATTATTTTCAACTGGCATATTAAATATATATATTTAATATATATTAAATATAAATGAAATCAAAAATGAACATGAAATTTGTATTATTAGTATTATATTGGTTATTTCTTAATGTGATGGTAAACATTGCGTGTCAATTGGCATTTTTTTTACAAACTACATTAAAACCAGGTGCAAGTATATATGAAAAATTACTAACATCTGAATTTTGGGCAACGATAGAGTGGCTCTTTTTAATTCCCAGTCAAAGAATGGGTATTGCCTTTTTAAATCCTGCTCAATTAGCAATGTCGTCTTATGTATTTGGATTTTTAGCTCAAATAATTAGCAATGAGTTCTGGCTAAATATATACACAAGTATAGACGATTATATGGGTATGGTGTTAATATTGGTGGGAATGGGATTGTCTAAATTGAGAGCATTCGGATAACATCATTCGTATAGATACTCCTCCACTACCTACTTTGTCTTTTTGATCGCTTTAGAAACCATCCCTTCAAAACGAGAATCCGCCATAACCAAAGCCATAATAATAAATAATAATACAAATGGAACCAACACCAAAAACCAAGCAATTCCAGTATGACCATCTTTGCATATCAAATTCAAAATCCAAGTCCAAAACAAAACGTACATAAGTTTAACGATAAATACGAGTGTGGTGCTGGAAACGCGCGTAGTAAGGGATCCTAAATTGTATGTTCGGGTATTGCCAATATTTTGAATAACAGCCATGATTAGTCCAATCATAGAAACCACAAAATACAAGTATGCGGGTGTGCACAATTCTTTTACATTTCTAGGAAACGCCATTATAAAATAACATAATATAAAAAAATTATTTACATTATGTGGATATAGAGATTATGGATTATGTGTTATGTATTTTAGTATTTTATTCTATTTGTATGCAACAATTGATCTTTATATGGTAATGGATTTACAGGAGCAGGGTATCCAGCCAATGAATTCCACGTGCTTCCTAAACCATACATCATATTTCTTCCAACATTTGTTATATCTTGTGGTATTATTCCACCTCCCATTTTTCTCGTTTTATTTTTCCCTTTCCTTCCTCCCTTAAAAATAGGTTGAGGATATAATTGTCCGTCTCTCTCTGATATAGATTGAAGATTGGGGTCTTTCGATATATCATATTGTCCATAGTGATTGGTAACGCCAGGAACGCCTTGAACTCCTGGCCAAGTTCCTACATTAGAAGTCCAACTTTTACCTACAAATGGTGCAACACTTGCACCACTCGTCAATACACTTGCCGTTCCACCCATTTGTTTTACACTACTAAATGCATCACAACCACACCCTCCTCTTTTTCCTCTACCAGATTTTAAATAACATGTACCAGGACAATTGGGGTGGCATCTACATCCCTTTCTGCACCTGCATCCAGAGCCACATACTTTGCATGTAGGTATGTCTTGGGGTCTAACATAACCACCTTTAAAAAGATTACTGATAGAACATGCATTGCAAGTTCCACCTCTTTGTCTTCCTATACTTCTTCTTTTACGCGCACAACCCTTCATTTTCCATACTCTTTGTGATTTTTTATGTCCCGATCTTTTTTTTGTATTTGATCTACGACTATTTTTTCTAGTCCCCATATCTAATATATATTATATGAGTAAAATAAATTATTCAAACTTTTGGAATCGTTCGATTACAATTTATTCGATATCAACATGCGTAAGCAGATGTCTTCTACAACACATTTTTTTCAAACCTAACTCATCCATAACCTCTCCCTCGGGTGTTTTTTCATTAAATTCTTTTGTTAAATATAAAACTTTATCAACATCCATATCTCTTGCCAATTTTCTCTTCCTAACCTCTTCCACATAATAACGATATTTATCTGCGATCACGTTACCACACGAGAAACATTTAATTGGGATTATCATCTTGCTTATAATATAATAGTAATAGTTATTTATATTATAATTTCGCAATCAATTTTTTTATTTATTGGGTTATTCATTGGGTTATTCATTGGGTTATTCATTGGGTAACAATGAACAACCTTTACCGCTGCATTTATTCATATAATAATAGCTGTCGATAGATATTGGTAACCGCTCCTTACTATCATCTGTTTTGTATGTAGGTCCAGCTGGACCTCCTGCAACGCATTTATTACCATTTAACCACCCACAACAAGAACTATTTTTGCAATTTTTTTCAGTTAACTTAGAACAAGCTTCTTCTAAATGTACTGAATCTCCTACATATTCTTTGCAAAAACTTTCACCTGGGTTCGTCATATCATCTATAGAATCTAAACTAACGTTGCCTACATTATTCATGTCACCTACGTCACCTACACTACTCATCGACTCAATCGTAACTACTTTCACCAATTTAGGAGGCGGGTAATTATCTAAATGAACCCCTTTCAATCTAAATAAAAAAATTACACCAGTAATTACACTGACAACTAACAAAATTCCAACATAATTCATCTTCAAATAATTTATAATATCAACAAAAATATTAGTTACACTACCCATACAAAGCTATACTATACTATAGTAATAAAAATAAAATTATATAGCACCTACTAAAACGTGTTTTTTAGATGTTTTCACTTTTTTATGCATAACTTCACTATCCTTATCTTTATCTTTATGGAATTTACCATGACACGTCTCACATACTGACATCAGATTAGCGATATGATTTTTATGAAATATAGACCCTCCTTTGCTAACTTGATTTATAATACCATCCTCATTTGCATAACTTTGGTGTTGCAAGTGATGAACTTCCACACTCATATTTTCATTACACATTTCACACATTCCCATCAACTTTTTATTGTTAAAATGGGATGTCTTGAGAGAAAGAATACTCGCCGATTCTGAATTATATTTGGTTCGAATATTATGTGCCATAGTTAAAAAATCTTCGGGTAAATTCAATGACCTACACACTTCTAAACCATACATATTGTCTCCTGGACCATCTCGTAATTTTCTATCATAAACCAATATATCTTTTTCTCTATCATAAATAACCGCCATATGTTTTAGAACCACTGATTCAGCATCACGTATTTCATCATAATGAATAATTTCGTGTAAATGTGTTGCAAATATAAAACTGCTTTGCTTTGAATGTAGTGTTTTTACTCCCGCAGTAAATATACTAATAGCAGATATGCTTTCAGTTCCGCTGCATAATTCATCACCTAAAATCAGACTTTTTCCATCGGCTAAACGCAAAATAGTACGTAATTCGGACATTTCTACTGCAAATGTGGATAGACCTTTGAAAATGTTATCATTACCAAGAATGCGTGTAAAAATATATTTATATGGGCAAAATTGAAAAGAACTACATGGAACATACAACCCAGATTGAGCCAGTATAACGGCTATTCCTAGTGCGCGTATAAAACTGGTTTTACCTACTGCATTTGTTCCGTATAATAACACACCATCTACAGAACCTCGACCCAAAGCAATATCGTTTGCTACATACAATTCATTTTGCTGAAGATGTTCAATTAAACTATGTCTCAAATCTTTTGCATCTACAAATGATTTTGAAGCATTTATAATTTCTGGTTTGCAGTAATTGTATTTTCGAGCAATGGATGCCTTTGCATAAACTACATCTATTGTCGTAACGAAATCAATAATAGAATCAAATTGTTCCTGAAACCCTTCTAATTTTGTCAGTATTTGTAAATATATATTCGTAATTAAATCCTTCATTTGAATTTTAATAGTTGAAATATTTTTACAGATTTCTTTTATTTGACTACTGGTTATACAATCGTTACTAGTGCTTTGTGTAAAACATTCAATCGTCTCGTTGGTACATATAAATTCGAATACCTTTGCTTGCCCATTATATGATGATGTATAACTGAGTATTATGCTGCTTGCCGTAGCCGTAGGACATAATGAGCTCAACGATTGTTTTAAAATTTGACATCTACGTTTTGTTGCAAGTAAACTAAAACTATTTTTTTCGGTTTCATGTAATTTAACATAATCGTTTTTGATTTTGGCTGTTTTGGCGGTCTTGGCCGATTTTTCGCATTCTAATATACGCTCATTTAGATAGAATCTTATGGCTTCTAATTTATCGTTCGATTCTGATAATAATTCCATTTTTTCATCCAATTCAACATCAACTCCTTTTTTAATAAAATTAACTTCAAATTGCTGTGTGGAATCAATTTCTTCACATAATTCTATTGCCATGTTGTTTTGTAAAAATTGAATAAACTGATCACAATGCGTTGATATAGAACTAGAGTCAAAACCAGACCCAGTCCCAGATCCAAAACTATTGCTTACTTTTTTTGCATGGAGATAAGTCATCAATGTTGAGTCACTTTGACAACTAGTAAATATGGTTTTAATCACGTGTAAATTATTGTAAAATTGACATAATGATTTGGGGGAGATTTTTTTAATAAAAATTTGCCGATTTAATTTGGAAATATCTTTAATGATACTCAAGTTAGTTTTAAGAAACTCGTAATCAGAATATTTGGCAAGTATATATTCAGTAATATCGTATTCTTGTTGTAGATATGTGACGTTTGTAGACGGATTCAATAAATTATATGAAAAACGTCGTTTACCCATAGAGGTTAAACACAGATTCAACATTTTTTCAACAGAAGAATACTTTCCAGTATATGTATTGTCATCAATGATGTTCAATTGTTTTAATGAATGATTGGCTAGTATTAATCTATCTGAACTATTCTCGAATTTGGGTTCACTAATTTTATTTACTAGATTTGGATTATGTTGATAAATAAAATCTAATAAAAAACAGAATGCTTGAGTTGCGATAGCATTTTCGTAAAAATTTTGTGAAAAAACAGAAAAATCGGAAATACTATAAAAGCGCTCCAACAATGCCTTTTGATAATTTTGTTTTTCACTATTTAACACACGCTGCATAATCTCCGTGTTTGATTTTGTTCCGGTTGTTGTTGTTAATAGATTCATTTTATGAATAGTAGAACATTGAATATTTGCATAACTAATTATATTATCTATTTCTTTATCTGTGACATTTGCGATTATAATTACCTCGCATGGATTATAAATGGAGATGAATCGTTCTAATTCATCAAACGTAGTGGGACTATTTAAATAAGTCTCTTTAAATTCAAATATAGAAGTTTCTCCTGTGTAAATATTAATATTTGCTAGACCTACATAAACCATTTTCTTATTTGCAACTCCACTACCATGACTACCATTTTTCTTGGAAAAATACTTGCTAGTTAAAATGCTAGGTTCAACTACATTTATCCAAATGCAAGTAGTATTATTGGTTATCTTTATTGCATCATGAGAGAAATAAGTACCTGGACTGAAGATTCCGGCTAGACTTCTGGTAGTATTCGATTTTTGTTCGTCTTGGTTATATACAACTATTGTGTACCCTGCTTCTTGCATTTTTTTTATATATTTGTCAATCATATAACACCCAAAACCTGCCATAACTACACTAGCATTTCCAATGCTAATATTTTTTGATGCAATATTTAAATCGCAAATACGAGAAAAATCTTCTATTTGTGATCCAGAGATAAGACTCGTCGTTTTATCTTGAAGTGCATATGTTTCATGGAAACTTCCTACTTGCATAAGCAAAATAGTATTTGTCCCATATTCTGATTGATATTTATTTGTTAATTCAAAATATTCTTTTACTAGTGCCATGTTGTTATATTATGTATATCCTTAACATAATATATTTTTCTCTCTTTACGTCATTTTTATATATTGTTTTGATAACAATATATACATTATTGATGGTCAATATGTAGAACATATGTCTGATATAATTACAGATAGTCTTACTGAAAAAATTCTAGACCCAAATGTTAGTCGTAGCAACAATAATCGTCAAAATACTGATACCTACTTCTGGTATTGCGATCCATTTGGATGTGCATTGTTGTGTGAGGCTTTTTGCCAAAATTGTTGCATCGGTTGCATATTCCTTCGCTAAAGCTGTGGAATATAATTGAATAATGTAGTAATAGAGCAATTATTTCGAATCTAATACTATGAATTGATCGTCAGGTAAACCTATACCAAGGGTTAATATTTTCTTCTTTAAGTAACTGAATGTTTTATATTCTAATAAAGGAATCGTATAGTGCAAAAATTTTAATAATATTAACATCCATGTAGCATAAAAGGGTAAAATAGTTTTTGCTAAATGTTCTTTCAAAATACCCTGTTTATATTTTTCATTGTAAATAGAAAATTCGGCATTAAAATTTTGTTCTTCATTTTTATACATAACTTTATGTCCATGTGCCATAGTGTTATCGTGATTCAATCTCCATACAAATTTTTTGATTTTTTTTTTATCAATATTCATAAAATGTTGCATTTTTGTCATTATACTATGTTCATTATCGGTGAATATATCCACATCTATATCACTTTTGCCGGGAAAATAATCACCTCTTTGAACACTTCCAAAATATAATATTTTAGTATCTAAATATTCACTTAATTCTTTAAAAAAAGAAACAATATTATCGGGTAATTTATTATTTGTAGTTTCCATATTACACTATAATTATATAAAAAAATATAAAAAATATAACATGTTGAATATTACATATTACATATCTCCGGTATCTTTCAGAAAATTATGCATTAAGGTGTCCGCATTATTATTTGTAATTTCACCTGATAACATAGCAGCTTCAAATGTCTTACGAATAACATTATTTGGTGCATTGCTGCCTATTTTTAATAGTCCGTGAGCTCTTAAATATTTTTTAACTTCATTTATGGATGTCTTCTTTAGTTCTTTATGAGCATTTATGACATTTTTACGTGTATGTCCAGATTTAATTAATATAGACACTTTGTTATATATTTTAGATTTACCCAATGTATATTTTCTACGTATAGTTCGTTTTATCAATTTTCTAGGTTCATTTATTAGTATACTTAATTCATTTTCTGGAGGTGGTGTAACTGGTCTAGCAATAATAGGATTGTTCATAATAGAATTATCTGTAATAGGATTGTTCATAATAGAATTATCTGTAATAGAATTATCTGTAATAGAATTATCTGTAATAGAATTACTTGTAATAGCATTACTAGCAAAAGGCTCTATGATAGACACATCTTCAGTATAATTCATATTCATCGGCTCAGTATTCACTATTAAATGCGACATGTTCGCTGAAGCTACTGGAACTAGAACTGGAACTGGTGCCGAAATAATTGGTCGTTGAATTAAATTTTGTGTCATCATCGTATTTTCTTGCATTTGTTGTGACTTTATTTTATTCTTTAATAATTCTAGCTTACGCTCCCTATCAGAAATAATATTAGAATGCAAGATGGGTGCATTTATAATTTCTGTATTTGCAATAGGACCGGATGAATAATTTTTTTGAGTATGATTCCACGTTCTATAGGTAGGTTTCATCCCATTTTTCAAACATCCGTATGGGACGGAATTGTCAGTAGAATAATTTAGTTTCATTTCTACTGGCTGCATAGGTAATGGCGATATAAATTGTGTGGGTAATTGTGAGGGTAATTGTTCCATTAATTCTTCAGGAAGTTCCAATTCAACGTGAGGACTGCTATAACCAGTTCCCCCACTACTTGTATAAGTATTTGGATTTCTCAATGTTCTATTTGCTATTTGCTCTCGTTTCCTTTGCTGCATTTTTTCTGTTTTCAATTTTTCATTCACGTCTTTATTTTGTTTGGAAAGACTTGTTAAATAATTAATAGAATCATAAAATTCATCTGTAAATTTACCCGCATCAGTTTGTTTATTACTTAATACATTGACAGCGGACTGATTTAAATTAAATTTATTTCTGTTATTGTCATCCTTTTCTCGTTTTTCCTTTATTTTATGCTCCTTTATTCTATTTAAAAATTGTTTTTTTAATGAATTTGGATTAATTAACAAGGGTTGTGTATGACGTTTTTTTTCTGTCATTTTTTTAGATCTACCCCCAGAAAGGTTAAATATTTCTGGATTAATTTTAATTGTTTTTTTAAGATCAGACATTTGTATTACTATATGAATGAAAAACAATTTACCGAATAAAACACATTACATATTACACATACATCAATTTTATACTATTCGCTCTAGATTCACTCTCTTTTCTATTTTTGACTTCATCATTTTTAATATATAATTCAAATCCCTTTTCTAAATCTTTCAATGTAATTTTTGTTTTTTCATCAGGTAATTTACAAAATATTCGTCTACTATGTGCTATTTTTGTTTTCGCCAACAATGTTTCTATATCTCTTCCAAAAAATTTAAAATAAACTATTTTTTTTTCAAACCATTCCCCGTTAATTTTAGAAGTATCTGCAATACTCCAATTAATATCATGTACCTTTTTAAAGAATATTTTACATAATTCCTCTCCTTTATAGTCATCTGTTTTAAATCTCCACGTGAACCGAGAATCTAATCCTTGGTTGTAACTAAAAAAACACTCCTTTAATTCTTCTTCATATCCAGCAATTATAACCATCAAATTTTCTTTATGATTGCTAAGCGCCTCACATAACGTGTCGATACATTCCTTCGAAAAGCTATCCCGCTTTTCAGTATTACCCAAAGCATATGCCTCATCTATAAAAAGAACTCCATCTAAACATTCATTGATTACATCTCTCGTTTTGGTTGCAGTTTGTCCTAAAAATCCAGCCACTAAATCGCTTCTAGTCACCTTTTTAAATGTACCTTTCTTCAAAATACCCAATTTACTAAATATGTTACCCATAATTTTTGCCACTTCGGTTTTACCAGTTCCAGGTGGGCCATAAATAACAGTATGCATAAAATCACAACAGGTTTTATCAGAAGATTTGTGCAAATCCTGAATAAAATATATGATTTGATCTACTATATTATTTTTCATATCTGCCATACCAATCATATTATTTAATTCCAGCAAAGGCACATGTATGTTATGCAATGCTTTCATATTAATGTTATATTCTATATTGTCATCTAGCGGGTAATCCTCCAACATTTTTAATAAATCAGTTACATTATTTATTTCCATATCAACATTGACCTTTTTCTTTTCCACTATATTTTGTTTGGTATTATCGAATGGAGAAAAAGTTCCAAAATTAATTTGTGTATTGTACACAGGGTTGTATATCGATGTATTATCAAAGGTATGTAAGTATTTACTGCGGGTATTTATTGGTCTTGGTTCATTATGTTGTACGTATATGCTATCATCCATAAATTTGTTTGGATCAGCGGATTCAATTGTTTTCGATTTTAAAATATCGAACGAATTCCATCCAGCAACATCAGGAGAACCATAATTATGTAAATGGAAATCATCATTTACCTTTTTAATAAAATTTTCCAATTCTTGTCTTGATGGATGAGAATCTAATCGTTCTTTAAATTTTTGTGTAATTTTTTGATTATTTGGTGTTTTTTGTTTATTATCCAATTCATCCAATAATGTATTTTTTAATACATTTTTATTTAGATTATTTGGATTATTTGGATTATTTGGATCACTCATACTTGTTGTTGTATAATAAATATGAAATATTGCATTTATATTATATTATATTTATATATATTCTTTCACATTCGACTTCGTGTACCTTTTCCTCAGTAGCAAAAATATACTATACGTAAACAATTTAAAAATAAATTGAAATGAATAATAACCTATAAATGAATGCAATAAATATAACAATGACAAGCATTCAAGGTCAACAAAAAAAAGAAATGGATAAAGAAATGAAAAAAGAAATGGAAAACGAAATAAAAAAAGAAATAGAATTACAACGAGAAAGAGAACGGGAAATTTCTGATACTACTACTATAACAGACGAACCATATATTGAAACACCATGGAATATTATCGAGTCATATTTCAAGGGTCATCATCTTGAACGATTAGTCCGTCATCAAATAGAATCATATAACAATTTTGTTGGATATCAGATCACTAAAACCATCGAAATGTTCAATCCTGTTCGGATTGCATCTGATCAAGATTATGATCCCAAGTCAGGCAAACATGCCTTGGAAATATTCGTCACCTTTGAAAATTTTCATATTTACAGACCACAGATTCATGAAAATAATGGCGCGACAAAACTAATGTTTCCTCAAGAAGCGCGATTGAGAAATTTTACATATGCTTCCGCTATGACTATTGACATCAACGTCAAATTTGTAGTCAGGAATGGTGAACATCTAGAAAATATGCAGACATTTTATAAAACATTGCCTAAAATTCATATTGGAAAATTACCTATTATGTTAAAATCAAATATTTGCGTATTGACGCAATATAAACACGTAGAGCATAGACATACAGGTGAATGTAAGTTCGACGCAGGAGGATATTTTATTATAAATGGGTCAGAAAAGACAGTATTAGGTCAAGAAAGAGCCGCTGAAAATAAAGTATATTGTTATAATGTATCCAAGAATCAAACAAAATATACCTGGTCTGCGGAAATAAAATCTGTTCCTGATTTTAAATGCATATCTCCAAAACAAATAACCCTGTATGTTTCCTCTAAAAATAATGGATTTGGATTTTCCATATACGTTCAATTACCCCGCGTTAAACAAGCGGTCCCATTATTTATTGTGTTTCGTGCATTGGGAATATTATCAGATAAAGAAATTTGTGAAAAGGTTGTATTAGATATCGAAAGCGATAAGCAAAAGGAACTTGTGCAAGGATTACAAGCATCCATTATTGAAGCAAACGCATTCATGACACAACAAGAATGTATTCGATATATTATGGGACATGTAATGTACACACCTATTAATATGGACAAAGAGACCGGTGCAAAGAAGAAATATGATTTTACTCTTGAAATATTGAACAATGATTTATTTCCTCATTGCAATACGCATACGCAAAAAGTTTATTTCCTCGGTTATATGACGAATCGATTATTACAAGCCAGTTTTGAATGGACGAAACAAGACGACAGAGATTCTTATGTAAATAAACGCATTGATCTTACTGGTACCCTCTTGAATAACCTATTCAGAAATTATTTCAATAAATTGGTAAAAGATATGGAAAAAGCGGTTATTAAAGAAATTAATACTGGTTCTTGGAAATCAACCGACGACTATCAAAGCATCATTAATCAGACAAATATTTATAAAATTATCAAATCAACGACGATTGAGAATGGATTGAAACGAGCATTGTCTACTGGTGATTTCGGAATCAAACATATTAATAGTAATAAAGTGGGTGTTGCGCAAGTGTTAAATCGTTTGACGTATGTTTCTAGTTTAAGTCATGCGCGCCGCGTATCCACTCCCACAGACAAAAGTGGTAAATTAATTCCGCCTCGTAAATTACACAACACGACGTGGGGGTTTTTATGTCCTGTGGAGACTCCAGAAGGTCAATCTGTAGGTATAGTTAAAAATTTGAGTTATATGACACACGTGACCATCAATTCTAATAGCATGCCTATACATGAATATGTAGCGCCGCATATTATCGACATTCAAAATTTAACAGCACTTGAACTTCATGACCGCGTTAAAGTATTTATAAATGGTGCTTGGATAGGAGTTGCTATTGATCCTGCTGAATTATTTAAAATGCTCAAGGACAAAAAATACCAAGGCATTATTAACATTTATGCGTCCATCGTGTTTGATTATAAATTAAATGAGATTCGAGTGTGTAATGATGGAGGAAGAGTAACCCGCCCAGTTTTGCGAGTGAAAAACAACAAGATCATTATTAATAAATCTGTAATCAAAGATATCCAATCGAATAAATTGAATTGGGATGATTTGCTCACAAATAGCAAGCTAGATGAGTCTGTTGTTGAATATATTGATCCTGAAGAGCAAGCATGGAGTATGATATCAATGAAACCCGGTGATTTAAACCAAACTGCTGCTAAATGCAGTTCTAGTAATGACAATATTTACAACTATACTCACTGCGAAATTCATCCCAGTACTATATTCGGAGTCATCGCATCATGCATTCCATTCCCTGAACACAATCAGTCACCTAGAAATACATATCAGTCTGCAATGGGTAAACAGGCGATGGGAGTATATGTTACTAACTACGAACAACGCATGGATAAAACGGCGTATGTGCTGAATTATCCGGCGCGTCCCTTGGTAGATACTCGATTGATGAATATGATTGAACTCATGAAGATTCCGTCAGGATGCTCAGTTATCGTTGCCATTATGTCGCATTCCGGTTACAATCAAGAGGACTCTTTGTTATTCAATAAGGGATCCATTGATCGAGGATTATTTCAAGCCACTATTTATCATACTGAAAAGGATGAGGATAAACAAAAGATTAATGGTGATGAAGAAATTCGATGCAAGCCGGATCCTGCAAAGACGAAAGGTATGAAATTCGGAAATTATAATAAAATTAATGGTAAAGGTATCGTCCCCGAAAATACTTTGGTTGAAAATCGTGATATCATTATTGCTAAAATAACGCCTATTAAAGAGGCGCGAAACGATCATACAAAGGTGATTAAATACGAAGATCAAAGTCGTATTCATCGCACAACAGAGGAAACGTTTATTGATAAAAATTATATTGATCGAAATGGCGACGGATATAATTTTGCGAAAGTTCGTCTACGCAATGTCAGAAAACCTGTCATTGGTGATAAATTTAGTTCGAGACATGGTCAGAAGGGAACCATTGGAAATATTATACCCGAGGATGATATGCCTTTTACTAAATCAGGAGTTCGTCCGGATATTATTATTAACCCTCATGCGATTCCATCTCGTATGACGATCGGACAGCTTAAGGAGACGATTTTGGGGAAGACCTTGGTGGAGCTTGGCTTATTTGGAGATGGTACTAGTTTTGGTGAATTAGATGTCAACTCTATATGCAAAGAGCTGCAAGATGTCGGATACGAATCAAACGGAAATGAAATCATGTACAATGGATTAACTGGTGAACAACTGGAATGCAGTGTCTTTATTGGACCAGTGTTTTATCAGCGTCTTAAACACATGGTCAGCGACAAACAACATAGTCGTTCTATTGGACCGATGGTCAATTTGACGAGACAACCTGCGGAAGGACGATCGCGTGATGGTGGTCTCCGCTTTGGAGAAATGGAGAGGGTACGTACACATTATTTAACTTATTATCTTATTTTGCAACATAAATTAACTCAATTAATCAATATAACTAACCTTTATCTTCCTTATTATCTTTATTATCTTATAACAACAGGATTGTATGATCTCACATGGTGCGGCCAGATTTACTCGTGGAAGAATGTACGAAGCGTCGGATAAATATCAAGTACATGTGTGTAAAAAATGTGGACTTATTGCTTCATATAATGACGAAATGCATATACATCATTGCAGAACTTGTAACAATAGAACTGATTTTGCTTATGTCGAAATTCCATATGCATGCAAATTGTTATTTCAAGAACTCATTACTATGAATATTGCACCTAGAATGATTACGAATCATTAGTTGCGTATATAGTACTATCATAATCCTTCGGCTAGCGCCTTCGGATTATAGTCAGGAAACATCAGCTTGCAAGCAAGCCTACGTTTCCCTCCAATAAAAATCAATAAATAATGTATAGAAATATTTTGTGTATATAATATATATATTTTTTTATGAATTGGGAAAGCATGGATCATTCCTTTTGTGAAAGCAAAATATTAGGATTACCTGAATACATCAATTCTATCACTTCTTTATTTATTAGTGGATTTGGACTGCTGGGATTATTCAACACACCAAAATCAAACATGTATGTGGATGTAATATATGCATTACTATTTATTGTTGGATTTGGAAGCGGTGGATATCATTGGACGGGGAATATAGGATGGGCAATGTTCGATGAAATGCCTATGATATTTTCTATATTTGCAAGCATTATTTATATAGATTCTGTTAGCGCATATTCTTTGTCTAAAGCTGCAGAGTATAATCGGGAAACGTCGATTTGCTACCCTAATTACACCCAAAAATGTAAATTGTTGATATATTTGACGAATATGGTAGGATTTGTTATATGTAACACTATGAACAATTATCGTAGATTGTTTCCTGGGTTTTTTGCGTTAGTTATGCTGTATATGTACTACAAAGTTTTTGAACTATATAAAATTACAACTCCACTTATGAAAAAAATTACTATCAACAAAATGTACTTTGCATTGAAAACAGTTTCAATGAGCGCTATTATATGGGCAACTACTGAAGTATCATGCACATTTATAGCACATCCTATTTTTCTGATAGGACATCCCATGTGGCATTTTTTTGTCGGTCATGGATTTTATAACATGATTCAAATTATTTATTATGTCGATAAAAATGATATGAATTATAACATATCTTATAGCTATTTGTACATAATACGTATTACAGCCACGCCCGCTCAAATGGCGAATTAGGGGTATACGACTTAAAAAAAGACACTACACTACAACGTAATCCAAATCTACATCTACAAATGTATTACGCTTATCATTCTCTTCCTTTTCCTTATCATTTTTCTTTTCTTTTTCACTATCGCTATCACTATCACTATCACGATCGGCTTCATCTTCTTCTTTACTAAACCCAACACTTATAATTTCATACCAACAATCCATACAAATTTTACGATGATTCAACACTAACATGACAGAGTGTTTGTTTTCTAAACACACAGGACAATCCTCCATTTGTGTGACGATTTCATATCTACCAATGGTAACAATACAATCCATACACATACCATTTCGTGTCTCTGTAACCACCACAGGAATATTATTATTACAACGCGTATAATTACAGCATTTTATGAAGTCGGGTTGCGACATTTTATTATTGTTATATAAATATAAATAATAAAATATAAATATATATGACGATTACATTTTTCAAAGATATTTCAAATTTTTCCAATACTGCTGATTATTTACCAATACTAAATGGAGTTTTGGTAGTTGAAACGATAGTACTTGGTTTAGCACTCGTTCAACTGAAACATTCCAAATATCTTCAACAATGGTACAATAAATTTGGGTTGTCTGCTGTATTAGCTGAGACAACTCTCGTTATGACAGGCATTATCATTGCACGCTTCCTTTATCACTATTTTTTCAAAACGTTTTCCATTTGGACATTCGTTTTATTAGCGGTTGCAATTCAAATAGTACATGATCTGTCATTCTATCAATTTTTAATAAGAATCCCATATGGAACAAATTATATGCTAGATGTATTGAAAAACTATACATCTGAAATGCGTTATTCTGCTTTAATGAGAGATAGTGCAATCATTTCATCCTCTTGTCTATTGGGGTCTTATTTAGCAACGATGTCATTCAATATGAATATCATCAACTTAATTATTACCACCTATATTATACCTTATGCGATTTATTCATAACCCATAAATTATTTGGACATAGCGAGCAATTTGTAAACTGCCAATGTAGTCAATGTAAATAATATACCTCCCCACAATGTATCAATAATCGCAGTTTTAACAGACCAATTCTTAAGCAATGCTAAAGTAGTCAAATCATACACTGAATATATTACGATACCTAATAAAAATGCTTCATATATGCTGCGACCATCTTTTATTATAAAATAATATAATCCAAAAACTAATGCTACATAACATAAAATAGCCGCATACATATTCAATTTTATTCCTGAGCCTTGAACCAGTGATATTTGTTTATCAAAAAAGTCTTTCATGATATACAAGTAAATAGAGTCAAATAGAGTAAGCGTTACTGCAACGAGTAATATCGTTCTTATTTCAATCTTTGCCATTATATATTTTAGCTATATTATATTTTATTTTATTTGTGTTGCGGTGTTTCGTTTTTTGTTTTAGCAGAATAGTTATAATATTTTTCATTTTGAAGATTTTTATCGTTTATAATATATATATATGTCAATCGGTTATACAAATCCTATATCTAGTTCTGGTGGAAAAGCCTATGCTTTCCCAAGATTCAGCATGCAATTGGGAGGAGGTATCCCTGGATTTATTCCTCAAGCAGTTCAAACGACTGATAATTATGATGAATTCGCTCAAAGTCGTTTTTTATTGAGACAAGCTTGGAATAATAGTTACGCACAACAAATCAGTCAATCTGGTATCGGCCATACCCGATGCACCCCTTTTCGTGCGGTCAACAACGCCGGCGATCTTTTAAGTCGTCAAAATTATTCTTGTGGTGGACCATGCCAGGCGTTCCAAAGTCGCCCCAACCAACATGGTATTAAGCCTCTTATCGGTCATATTCAAGACCAATGCGATGGCTCTGGAGTCCCCCCATCCAGCTGTAACATTAAATACGTTTATGATAGTTCCGATTACTCTAGATTTTTAAAACAAAAGGCTATCAACAAGAACTACAATGATTTATCTTATAGTGGAAACAATAACTCCGCAGGACAATCCGCTTACAGAGCTATCAGAAGATATTAAACGTCCCTTTCATTTTATAGACGAAGAAGTTAAGAGTGAAATAGTTTTCTAATTTACAACCCCACCCGCTTATATTATAATATATTTATAATATATGACCTCTCTGGCTTTCAAGCAATATTGCAATATCCCATTTTCCGGTGGAAGTTATAGTAGCAGTCCTATTTTAGGCCCTATCTCACATCAAGCACCCGGCCAAATCCCGTATCATAGTTATGGAATGTTAGCTGGAACAAGACCCACACCACCCATGTTTGGGTTTGGAGATGGAGCTAGTCTTCAGCGCCATCAATATGCTAGGACTGCTTGGTCGGATGAAGCCACAAAAACGGGCACCACGATGAAATCTCCTTTGAAACCAACTTCGGTGTTTAATGCGGGGACCCAACGAAGTTATTTGTTATCACAATCGACAAAATACATCGCCCCTACAGATTCGAGCTCATTTATAGCTACACGTAAAGCGAGAGCAGTAGGTAAATCGGGGATGAAAATCGGGTTGCCTGTAGATGCCCTATTGACGTACAAAAATTACAATCGCAATGACGTTAAAACGGCATTGAAATCAGTTAGAGGAGGAGGGTCAGTAGCGCCTGCTAAAAAAGGCTCGATTTTTAATCACTATTTATCTAATAACAATCAAGGAGCAGGATGGGGTGGTCTTGTCACACAAAACTATTAGGGGATGCACCGGAACCGAAGGTGTAGTTGCAGACCCAGAATACGGAACGCTATTGGAGTATTCTAAAATTTTATTTATATTGTTTAGTAACTATATAGATGAATAAATTGATTGTTGAGTATCTTGGTACACTTTTTCTGATGTTTATAATATTGTACACGGGCAACTACATTGCAATTGGAAGCGCTTTGGCCATCGGTATATTATTAGGTGGTGCCATTTCAGGAGGCAGTTTCAATCCTGCAGTGACCATTGCACTATGGGCTGCGGGTAAATTGTCCGCAGATGATATCCTACCTTACATAGTAGCAGAAATTGCAGGAGCTCTATCTGCATTCCAATTGCTGAAATTTATAAGGGTATAAGGTTATACATGTTTTGGAGGAAAACGCTGACGAAGCGAAGCGAGTCGAAGTTTTCTGATTATATTCCGAAGGCGCCAGCCGAAGGAATATGATTTAGAATAAATATTCCACATATATAATAATTTCTAGCATTATTATATATAACTATGCCAAGAAGATCAAGATCTAAAAGTAGAAGTAGAAGAAGACGAGGAGGTGATGGCGAGTTAGTGCAACCTAGTTATGGGACGACTGGGGTCCAATCATTGGGTCAAAGTGCCATGACAGGAGTTCAAAATGTTGGTCAAAGTGCTATGACAGGAGTTCAAAATGTTGGTCAAACCGCTCAATCTGCGTTGAATGTGGCTGAAGAAAAAACCAAACAAGGACTTGCGGTTGCCAGTCAAGGTGCAAGCAGTTTATGGTCTAGTTTAAAGTCAGCGTTTGCACCTGCACCAGCGCCAATGCAAACATATGTCCCATCAGCGCCAGCTCCAACATATACACAACCCTTGGTGCAAGGAGGAAAACGAAGCAAACGACGAGGTGGGTTTGCTGGATTTTTAAAAATGTTTAGTCAAAAACGATCAATGGGTCGAGGACAAATGAGATCTATGGGAAGAACTAGAGGAAGAGGTCAAAGTAGAAATCGCAGAGGTGGTGTAGCAGTGCCTTATAGCATGGATATTTGGAGAGAGCACGGCAAATTTCCGACAGCTGTTGGGGGATCAAAAAGAAGAAGACATCGAAAAGGAGGTGCGGTTACCCCATATAGTGAGGATATTTGGAGAGAGCATGGAAAATTCCCGACAGCTGTTGGGGGATCAAAAAGAAGAAGACATCGAAAAGGAGGTGCGGTTACCCCATATAGTGAGGATATTTGGAGAGAACCCGGGGTTTACCCAAAAGCTGTTGGGGGATCAAAAAGAAGAAGACATAGAAAACACTAAATAAAATAGTAATAATAATAATATTGAGATTATATATTATAATTATTAAAAAATATGAAATTACTTAATAACAAACATGAACATGTCGATGCTATAGCAGCTTGTTTACAACCGGAACGTGTAACACCCACTAAGGCTCCAAAGAAACATCTATGTCTCACTGAATATAACACTATTATCCCACATTATGTGGATAAAACAGATAAAGATAACATTATAGTACCGAGGTATCCAGATAATGCGCCATCAACTACATCTAAACATTTTGTAACTATTTCTGAACAAAATTTGGTCAAAAAGTAGTATTAACTTTTTCTCTCTTGATTCATAAATAACAAAGTAAAATAGGTAAGATATTTACCATACTACAGCCATATTAGCGACGTTTATTCATCAAACAATATAACACATATATCGCTAATAATCCTAAACTAGCATAATAGATTTGCACTATGGGGTCATCGGGAAGACTAAATAGCTCAGCATTTTTAGCAACTCCTTGACCAAATCCACTCATATTAGAAAAAGCTTCTGCACACACCTTTCCAGTAATAGGATTTTTCCTATCCGAGAAACTACATGCATCCATATTTTGGATATCTACTACAGATACAAAATGGGTTTCATTCGACGAATTACTATTATTATCTATCGTTTCCAACGTAATTTCTTGGCAATCGGGAGTAGCGCCACTCATAAATGATTGCATGATTGTGAATGGGTTTAGCACATTTAAATTGCTCATGGTTCCTGGAATCAGGCCTCTGAATTGACTAAAATTAACCCCTAAACCAGAAGAAATATAAGGAATGGACCCTAGAGGGACATTGTTTATATAGATATATCGGTCAACCTCTTTGTTGGTAGCTTTATCCATACATTTCCCCCCTGTTTGTAAAAAGAATTTATTACCTAAAACCTTACCTCCTGTAGCATTGCTCCCACCAGTAACCAACACTTCCACATATTGAATGAGCCCATCAATATCTTTTCCTAATGCATTTAATGATCCCTCATCCGACATGCCAATTTGAGATGGCGATTTTATATTTTTCCAATACGGGTAGGTAGGACCCAATAATCGATCTTGAACCCCAGTAGCATCGGTTAATACTTCTTGAAATATATTTGAATCTGACATATGTAATCTAATTTATGTAAATATAATTAAATTTACATTTACATAAATTGAATAATTCGGTAATAATTAGAATTAGGCAGAATATTCAGATTCTGCAGATTGAACCCCGCTTATATCAACTGGTTTATTTCCGGCTATACTTTGTGCATATGTAGCCTGTTGTTGAACCAATCCAGCAACTTGTTCATTTAATGCATCCACATTTGTGCTAATACCAGTCACCTGTTTTTGCAGTCCCATAAGTTCCGTAATACGTTGCTTTAAGTATTCAATATTGCCCGCATTTTGTTGAGCTAATATGAGTGGACCATTTGGATTATTCGGGTCGCTAGTATTATAATCTTTATATGTCGATGTAGCCGAAGGACTTGGAACGGCATTTTCCAACCCTTCCAATATATTTTCTCCAAATATAGCTAAAATAATTTGATAAATTAGTAATAGGGAAAATATAATTATTAAAACGGACACTAGCATATATAAATATATTTATAATATAATTTTCTTATATAATTTATATAATGGCATTGTCAACATTAACATCAAGTTACCCTCAAGGAATGGGTAGTTATAATAATAGATCAAAAATTGGCGGTTATACTACTTGGAAAGGTTCTAATGTCGGTAGTAATCCTGTAGCAGTAACTCCAGGTAATATCAGACCATTTACTAATAAAGATTATACAAATATTACTCCGGGGCCGACGCCTATAGCACCTTCGTGCGCAGGTCGTTTTTCATTAGTAAAACGTAATTTCTTGCCTAGACCTCTCAAATGGGCATATCGTAAAGGTATTACAACCCCGAGTGCTCCCACTATTATAGAAAACCCGGAGAAAGCAGGTGAATACATAACCATTAATAATGCCTTTTCCACTATAATAAATCGTGAATCAAAAACATCCAAAATTTCTTCATTAATAGGACAAACGATTGATAGACCTGGACAATTTTCAGTCAAACCGAATGTAGCTAATGCGGAATATACCCCCGAAGATATGTTAAATGGCGTTTCCAAAATCGATGCAAATTGCAATAATTGTCAAGGCATTGGATTGGTCGCCAGTTTTTATCCTGAACCGACCTATCTATCAAACAATCCTGAAAAAGTTTGCACAAATGCCCAAGGCGCTAGTTCCAGTCCACAAACATCTTTTTGTTGTAATCAACAAAGAAATGCATTGTTGCGCGTGAGACCAGCAAGTACTAATTTAAAGAAGAATTATTACACCACTCTTCAACAATATAGACAAAATAGATGCCAAACATATGACCAAAAGATATTTAATTACATGGCACCTGCTATAGCTGGAGCACCTGCTGAATCATTGGCAAACTTATACATAGCCAATTGTTATCCAAATACGGGAAATAATCAAAGTCAAATAGAATTAGTTATGGCAGCATATCAGTATTCATTGAGTCAAGGTCTTTTCGGTCCAGCAGATATTTCTGCTTTTAATGCTGCGAATATTACAACCATTGCAGAATATATAGATTTTTTGAAAGCGTTGCCTCCTAGCACAAATAGCGCAAAAGCATTAGAAATATTCGGAAATTATTTATCAAATCCGTATATTGGTATGGGATTTTCGGGGCCTAGTAATCCGAATGGATGCAAATTGGTTGTGTATAAACCAAGCAACCCTCAATTTGCAACAGAGGGTGGTGTCTCTAGTAGTGCCAGAACATTAAAGTTGACCTTAACAACTCTTGAAAAGAATGTGTACTACAATAATCAATTACAAGGTAGTGGAAATAATATCAACAACGTAGGGGGGCAACCATTTGTACCATTCGTGTATAAAAACAAGGTACCTAAATGCTCACCGAACCCGTATTATCCCTTTATGCGCAAACCGGTGGATAACCCCAAAACATGTTTTAGAAGTTCAGATGATTATTTGGACAAATCTGTCATAGATTTGGGAAACCTAAGTGCTGGACCTTCTGTTGCCAATAATGGAATTTCTACATCGTGGAGTGGAGGAAAACATAGATGAGCTAAATAATGATATTCATATCGGCATTTGCATCTACAAATGTATCAGATTGGTATCCCAACCCCAAATCGGTAATGTCTTCTTCAACTTCTTCAAATAAGTTCACACCGGTACGTATTTCTTCTAAAAAAATATTTTCATCATAAATATTAACAGGTAAAAATATATTTATTTTATCTACAAATTTGTTGCTAGGTATTTTATATTTTTCACACCATTGAATACATTTTTGGATATTGTTTTTTTTCAATGTTTCAATTTTATCTATTCTATTTTTATTTTTAATAATGTTAATTAATTGATCCGTGAATTCTACCAGTTGATGTCCAATAATAATATTTGAATCTTCTACTTTATTTAAAAAATAATATGGAAGGTCATTTTTAATCAAAGAAGTGATACATTTATGCTGCTGTCTACATGTAGTTAATAAATTTGTTAATTTTATTAGATGCATTTTATTCTCGTGTATTTTTGAAGCATTGCAAATAAAATTTTTACACACTATATATCTGTCTGTTTTATTCGCACGTGATGTATTTGGTTTTGTAATACATACTTTATCATATAGACTGGTTAGTATATACAATACATCTAGTACAGGTTTTGTAAATAAGGTGTCGACCTTTATAATGCTTATACCATTTGCACTTTGATAAGTAAGAATATGACATAATATCGTTGTTAATCCAATAATATAGCTATTATCATTTGTATACATATCATTATTTAATTCAAAATAGAAAAAATCAACGGAAAATATGTCAATATCGTTATCGCTTTGTAGCGGTAAAAACCCATTTATTTCAGACATTTCTAACTCATAATTTATATCGTTGTTATCTTCTCTTAGCATATTCATACACTCAATAGTAGCATGGTTATTTTTTCCAAAATGTATGGTCTTTATATTTTTGTCTGTAAAATGTTCCAATAAGTTAAACATGGTAAGAATTTCCAACATGATATAAAACATGTTCGAGTAGGGTTTTAATTTACTAACTGAAAATTTGGAACCAGGTACTTTTGAAAAAATAAATTCATATGGGTTGACTATTTTGCAAAAAAAATCAATACTGCATTCTATTTTATCTTTGTCTATGATTAATACATTTGTTGCATTCGTTAGTTGAAGATTTACTTCTTTTAAATAAGAAATTAAACTATGTGATACGATAGGTTTTAATGGTGGACTTTGCAATGTGATGTGCAATACACCCGTGATGAAAGATGGATCTATTTCAATATTTGTATGTTTTTTTGGTAATATATAATAACTCATAATGGTTGGTTATATTATATATTACATATTATTTATATCTTTTCCGTGCAAATGATTATTACTCTTCCAATATTTTCAGCTTAGGTTTTAGGACACGAGGTTTTCTCGGTTTTTTTTCTTGAATGGGTATTGGTGGTGCGATTGGAATTGGTTCGGGAACTGGTTCGGGAATAGACAATGGCTCTATTGGCTCCTCTACCTCCTTTTCCTCCTCTACTACTGGCTCTACCCCCTTTTCCTCCTCTAACTCCTCCTCTAATATTGGTGACTCTGTTGCACCAATGAGGACCAACCTTTTATTCAATTTTTTGATTTTGGGTTTGGTCTCTTTTTCTTTACCCTTTGTTTTTGCCTTTGTACTCGCACTCGCACTTACACTTGGAGCAATTTCGTCCCCTGCAGTTTCATCAATGAAATCTAGTGCAATCTTTTCCGCATTTACATTACTAATCTTCTTATAAACGAAATATCTATTCAAGAATGATATTTTTCGTTCATACGCCGTCATATTCATTGCGGTTCCGTATTCATTTTTCTTAGAAGGATTACGCTTTATCTCATCAATCATATAATTATACAACTCACTAAATAATCCACTTCCTTCAGGTAACCCAATATTTTTGGCTTCATCTCGTGCCAATAATTTAAAGCCATAGTTTTCCATCACTCGATGTAAGTAGTCAAAATTAACTAGATATTCTGCAAACATTTTATTAATAGATTCTTGATACACATTTATCTTGTATCCGATGCTGCTAGCATCATCTTCAAACTCCGTTGGACTATAATCTTTATTTATTTCCCATATTTTGACCCCATCATCAAATAAATCTATACTTTCTCCCTGCTTTTTGTTTTTCAATAAATTAAATATTAATTTCCCATCATAACACGTTCCAATAAAATACCCTCCCAATTTAGTACACTCTGCCACATTTCTCATATAATTTTGAAACGTTTGATGATTTTCAAAGAAGTAGTGCAATGCAAATTGACAGGATGAAACATTAAATCCATCTTCACCCTTTCCATATTGACGCATAACTCCTTTTCCCAATTTCTCTTCATCTTTAACTCCTGATCCAAATACCGCTTTGGTAATATGTACGGCTTTATCGTTTAACATCGCTGCACCTGACCTAACATTTGCGCTGCTATTTCCATTCACAAATAACGCGTATGGCACATTCTCAAAATCTTTTCGGTAATTCAAAAACCTAGCGCAGGCACCATCTAATCTATTTTCTAAATTATCCTTAGAAACATCAATACCGAAGACAAATGATAGGCGCGCGCTGATCCACTTTGAAAAATCACCTGCCTTTCCACAAGCATAATCAATAAGTGTATCCCCTCTTCTCGAGACACGTGTAATTAATAATTGTTTTACGTATAAATTATGAAAATCTCTTAGCGCGCGTGTTTTATTGGAACTAGTTATTCTATTATAATAAATATCATCATTCGCTAATTCATCCGGAATATTATTACCAGTAGAAATCATATCAATAGTTATAGGATTATGAATAGAATGCCAATTGCTATTGGCTACGTGGTATGCATTTCCGAAATTTCGCTGCCCTTGATTTAATTGACCCGTCTTATCATAACGAACTCTTAATGGCACCCATCGCCAGGAGGCTTCGTTTGTCAATTCATACCGAAATTCAACGATGGTGTTATCCGCGAATACTTGATTTTCCTCAGTATACATTTGATTGACTCCTGTGTCATCTTTTTTAAGCATAATATTGCAAATACCTGCATTAGGATCAAAAGGATTCGTAGGCACAAATACAACGGGTTGGTATTTATTTTCGTTATCCATATTTTTAACATCAGGCAATATATCATTAATTACATCCTGACATGGGTTAATATATCCGTGTGTTTTTTCATCGAATCCACATCGTAATTCAATCGTTTTGAATTCATCTAACTGATTTAATGATGCCGTATTTATTCCGTCTTGAAATATGGGTGTGACCAAATCTTGACCATTGGTTTTCGATTTTATGGTAGTAACTAAGAAATCAATCGTATTGTATTGCGGTGGTTTCCATTTGAACGAATGTTTCCAAGTAGTTTTATTAGAAGGACTGGGTTTTCCGATTTTATCTGTACCTACTCCCATACTAGCAGGAGTAAATATGAGTCCATCTGTATTATATTCGAATAACCCCTGCACTTCTTTTCCCAGAATGAAGTTACATGCATCGAATATATTGTCAGTAGGAACTGATGGATAAAATTGTTTGCATGCGATTCTAATAGGTGATATTTCATCAGGGACAACGGATACTGGCTTCATAATTTTGATTAAACTTTCTAACAAGGGAATACGAAATTTCGATCTATCATCTTCCATTTTTCTTGGAACAAAGCCATAGGGTCTAACGTCATTATTATTAATAAAATAGGCGTCGAATGCGGCATACATGTTAATAAACTTGCCATATTTATCATGCAAAATGATTTCACCATCTATTAATGAATTAAATATTTCTTTATTTTTTGTCAGCGCGCCAGTAAACAATACTTTCATGTTGGTATTAATCAAATATATTTTACCATTATTTGAAATGTACATCATATGCCTTTCCCCATCAGCCTTGTCTGTTACAGTATAATCATTTCGAATATTGGGTATTACTGCATTATTATTAATAGGCGCAATATTTGCCATTTGTAATGTATACGAAGATGGGCCAATAAAATGATTCGGGTAAACTCTTTGACTGGGATTGTATTCTTTATTATTCACTAATTGCATATAATCTTGTAAAACCTTGTTTTGTTCGGGATAAGAAATAGGATAATTCGTTTCTTGCAAACCCATCAATACATATTTTATTGTTTTACGAATGGCACTTAATAATTCGGGTGCGGTATTTACGTTTGTACCGGGACCAATGGCGTCATTGTTTACTTCCAATTCAATTTCATATACTTCCGGGTTTTGGAATACCTCCGATTCTTCTGTAGTGTAAGCTAATTTCGGTTTCCTATTTGCTCCTATGCTGGAACTTTTAACTATGCTAATGTCTATATTTACAGGTATATCTGGATGACTAAATGTGACACGATTAATATATCTAAAATATTTTTTGGCTTTTTCCCATGTATTCACCAAATTTTCTATGATTCTACTGGATCTACCTATTCTTTCTTCCGTTTGATAAGAAACTCTAAAATTAAATTCATCGAAATTGATTGGTCTAATCGCTTCTACGTCATTTGCACCTTTATAATTTTTTTTACGGAAAAATTGTATATTCCCCATTTTTCCTGCTTCTACTTCTAGTAAGCTGTTGCGTTTGCAATATGTTTGAATGTCATGGAATCCGTTAATTTCTGTCCTTATATCCGAATCTCTAAATACACCTGTTGCAGGATCTAAAAATTCATTGTATACACGTAACATATATTCACCTTGCTCATTTTGACAGGTAAATCCAAGAGACTTGATCTTACATATAACATTATCATAGTCGATTTTAGTTAAAGGTTTAATACCTCTTGTACCGAATCTAACTTCCAATTCATTGCTTTTTTTAAAATCTTTAATATACGGATTATTTACCCAAAAAGTATTTACTAATTTATCTAATAATTCTTGTGGCGGTTTATAATCTTCTTGCTTTCTAATGCCTCTTTTGTGAGAGGTATCGTTTATATCAGCATTATTTCTTATTGAAGTCATAGTTATATATATAATAAGACATATTTTTAAATTCGAATTTACAATCAATTTTAAATTATAATTATATTCCTTCGTTTTCTTTCACTCGCTAGGTTGTTATGTCAGTTGCGCATTGTCTACGTTTCCCTCCATCTTCTACAAATTTTGAACCAATAGTTCATACAACTCCTTTTTGGTTTTCTTTTTTAAATTTTGTTTATTTGTTGCGTTTAGGGGATGCAACGGAACCGAAGGTGTAGTTGCAGACCCAGAATACGGAACGTTAGTGGAGTATTCTGTATCAGAATCATTGTCGAACACCAATTTAATACACAAGTCTAAAAGCTCCTCTGATTTATATGAGCTCACCGCCTTTAATGGTTTATCTACGCTCTCCCATTTGAACAAAGTTGTCCTATATGTATGTAGTTGTTCTTTACTAATATTCAATTCTCCACAATATTCATTACTGCTATGGACTACATGTACTGGTTCCTCTTCATTGTGCATATGCTCAAAACATTTTCGTTTATGAATATACACTATGTTAATTTTACTAACTATACATAATGCAATAAATGTTTTCATTCCGATACGATCTTTATTTGCTAAGTCGTCCTCCACGTCTTCTTTTAAATTTTTAATTTTCTTTGTCTTTAATAGGTCTTTGTTATCTCTCAGCAGTTGGATGCATTTAAATTTTTCATTTTTTTCATTTATATATGATGTGGTATTGGGATATGCATATGCATTATATCCATTTTTAATAATATAATAACACCAAAATAACGCATCTTTTTCTTTTGGATGAAAGGTGTTATCTACTACTTGCACTACTGGTACTGGTACAGACTCTGGTACCGACTCTTCTACTTTATTAGATATTTCTTCGGCTTCCTCCTTAGGAATATAATTGGAAAACTTTGGCTCGTTTTGCTTCGTTCCCGTTTTCCTCGATACAATAATTTGACCTACTTCATTTTTTTTCATTTTTTCGGCAGATAATGAAGTCAATTTGTGTTTTGTAGAGTTATCTAGTACTTTACTATGTAACATATAATCTTGTAAATTTATGAGTACATGATTATAATCTTGCGCTGGCACTGGTGTTGCTTCAGTAGAAGCTGAGCGCGCTTGATAATTATTATGTGTGTTGGTATTTGCACCCACATTGGCACACCTATAACTATTGGTTGGGTTATTTTGATATGGTCTCATATTATTTTGATTGCGATTATTATTATGCTGATGATGATGTTGATGTTGTGAGCGATACATTCTTATTATTTTTTCCTGAATTATCTTTATTATCTTTTGTAAAGTATATATTTTTGAATTCTTCCTTCTGAAGTTCCATTTCGTTTAAATTTAATTCCTGAGCATTTACGTAGTTAATATACACATTTAATTCATCAATAATAGCCTTATCTACTTCTGTTAAATTAATATGAATACCATATTTATTTTCATTTAATGTGACATTCTTTCGTCTGCTTAAAATTCTCAATACCTCAATTTGGTTAAATTTTGGCATGGATTCGATTTTTTCACGCACAATATTCAGATCTGCGATAGATACTTCTTCTACTTCAACATCTATATCCAATCCTGCATTCAGATCCAATGCGTCAACCATATTTATCTTAGAAATGTTTGATTTTGTTGAGTACGATTCCATCATCATATTTTCTGTCATATACAAAATATTATGAAGTTATTTTTATATCCTTTGTCCATTATTATTTATTTTTTTATACATGTACTATCGCATAAAAAAATAATATATTATAATATTTGACTTCATCTCAATCATCAATTCTCAATCCTCAAAAACCAATTCTCAATCCTCAAAAACCAATCTGGGTTTCGATGGTTCCTTCTTTTCCTTTTCCTTTTTAGTATCCACTAATTCTGCGATAATACTCACATATTTATCATTTAATTCAAATCGTTGACCTATAACACGCGCCACAAATTTACCTTCTTCTTGTATGGTTGAAAAGTATGCATTCGTATAATGGTGATCACGCATAACAAATACCACAACAGGACTTGGGTTATCGTCAGCACTTTCACCACGAATTCCAGCTTTCGTAATATTTTTTGCAATACATGTAATCAACATTCCTTCTACAGGACAACATATTTGACATTCAAACACTACTTCAAATTTTATATTGGTTGCATGAACCATACCACTTGAATAAGTAATAATTTTACATGAACCTGGCTTAATAAACCCTTCCACCACACATTTTCCTTCAAAATGAGTGGCAACATTTTTTTCAATAGTTTCTTGAATATTTTTACCAATAGATGTGATTGGTAATGATAAACTACGCGTGATTAACGACCTCGAATATATACTCGCATACCTAACATCTCTTTTTTTAAATTTAGAGGGAGGTGCATTTTGTAATGTTGGTTGTTTAACATTTGTAGATTCCATATTAATATATTATACATATTATCTTTTTAATTGCGTTCAATTTTAAATTATAATAGAAAAATAACGCAAAACACAAAAATGCAAAAACCTAAAATTGGTACATCATAGCTAATTCAAAATCTAAAAACCAAATTTTACCATCGCGATGAATCTTATTATAATATCTCAATAAGAATTCTTGTAATGAACACATGGATGAGCTCACCATTCCCTTTGTAGAAATAACACCTCTGCTTTTCTCTTCTGGGGTAATATCCTCCTCATTTTTTTTGGTATATTTTTGTTCTCCAATGATTTCGTTTAATACATCAATTCTTTTATCTTTTGCAGCCTCTTCGCAACGAGCACCTGTATTGCGCTTTGCTAATACATCTTTCACTTTAAATACTAGATATCTATTTTTATTGTCATACCCTATAAACCCAATTAATTTATTATATTTATCCGGTGTTATAGCTAGAATATCATGCACTTTTTTGGCTACTTCCAACCTATCTTCAGATTTGGCTTCAGTCCATACATTATTTTCATTTAATATCATGATTTTTCTAGTATCGCTCTTGTTACCTGCATATAAAATGATTGCCAATAGTGACTTTGTCTTAATTAATTTTGTTTCTAAATATGATTTTACATAATACTCGAATGTTTTTTCTCCGAATTCTCCCTTAGAAAATAAATAGTTTAATAAATCCAGTTTGTCTTCATATTGCATTTCATCCACTATATGTTCCACCAATATTTCCAATACATCCGCAGGAGGAACATTAAAATCTTTTACTAATGTGCGCATAGTCATACCACAATGTTTATACCAATTATCATCTCCTCTTGGTATTTTTTTATTCACATTTCTCGAAATGCTCAAAGCCAATTCATAATTTTCTTTTAACTCATTCACTATTTTGATTCCTTTTTGTTCAATAGCTCCTTCCTTTTCCGTTTCCACCAATTTGGAAATATTTCTAGTATCTATAACGGGTTGTACTACATCAGCTTTAATGTTAAACTTAATCTCATTGTGTTTATAATCTATTGGTACTGATCTGTCAAAAATGGATATTCTATCATTATTCAATTCACTGGGTTGAAATAGATAGTAATCGCCTATATTTACCAAATATCCTGTGCGTCCATAACTATCCATTATGAACTCATTGGTATCTTCAATTAACTGGGTTAATGCCGCATATACTTGTACTCTGGGATATGGTTTGGGTATGTCTATTTTATTGAGTAGATCTTTCTTTTTATAAAAGTATCGTTCTTTCATAAGATTTTTAATCTTTTGCAATATTTTGTCAGAATTCATCATGATAAAGGATTCATTATAAGTGTCTTCTTTAATTTTACCGCTTAGTTTTTGTTTTCCATCCGTCACATTACATTTGTATTGACAATCAGCCATATAATCACAATTGGCAGAATAAGGAGCGTCGCCCACCTGAAAGTCAATTTGATCACCATCTGACAATAATTGTTTTACACTCATATTCATGTTATCTTGTGTAAAATTAATTTGATCGTGATTGATAATGCAATCCACCGCATTTTCTTTTAATACTCGGCTTACTTGACCAATCTGAATTGCTTTGTATTCGGCTACTCTGTACACATATAAATCAGCCGCTTCTTCTACGTCTTCTTCTAGTAAAGTCCCATACATAAATATTTCAACGTTTCTTTTCTCAAATGGTAAATCTTTGTGACTAAAGTTACGAACGGCGCGCCCAATAATTTGTTCGATTCTATTCATGTTGTACCAGGGTTCTAATATATGTACCTGTCTCATGAATTTAAAATCCAACCCTTCTGATCCCGCTTTTGATATTAAAACCACTTTAATTTTATCTCCATTTATATTGTCATCATTTGTAATTGATTTCACTTCAAAATCGTTATCAGGGGAGATGCGAGGGTCGCCAGTAATCATTGAATAACGCGCTGGTTGAAACGGATCAGTTCTATTTTTTCTAGGTTCCATAGTTATAGCATCTACCGGACTTGTTGGTGGGGATTTAAACAAGGATTTCGCATTTTTTCCAAACCGGGAAAATCCCATTTCTTCTAATGCCAGTGCCACTGGAATTAAACCGCCATCAATATATTGGGAATAAATGAGTATAATTCCATCCGATACTACAACTTTCCCTCCTGTTTTAACTACGATACTATCACATATATTTTTAATCTTGGCGCTATATTTTCCAATTTCTGTGGGAGAAAATACTTTCCAATTATTATCAATAGAAGATTGTTTATATTCAAATGACCCTTTTTCGGGGGGATTTTTGCTATCGACAAAATCCATTATACGTTCTAAGCCTCTGTGTCCAGTTAAATCATTTGCATTGATATAAATGTCCTGCATTGATTGCGTAGAGGATGATCCATTACCTCCTTTTTTTATTGCATCTACCATTTCAATAGCATTAGCAGTAGCAGTAGTGATAGATGTCAGACTTGAAGGCATTCGATTAATTTCTAGAATTGGACCAGGAGTTAGAATCATTTCTTCTATATCATCCATGATGGATGGATTAGCCTCACTAAGAACTGGCAATTTCGGTTTTAATTCCGCATTTTTATTTGTATATGGTTCACAAATACCTGATTTTTTATTTCTATGTGTTCCTTTTGGACATTTAGATTGCTTTTCTACTACTTTTTCCTTTTCTAATTCTTTTTCCGATACCTTTTCTAATTCTTTTTCTAATTCCTTTTCTAATTCTTTATCCATCGCATCCTTCTCTCTTTCATTACCAAATGGTTCAACAGGATCAATTTCAATACCAGTTGGAACGATTGATTCCCTATCAGATTCCAACGCAAGTTCTTCAAATTTTTCTATAGGTGTGATATATTTCAATACCTCTTCTAAATTATCCATCGGATATATTATGTTTAATGCTTCCAATGGTATTTGCAACAAGGTATATCCAAATCCATCCATATTTTCAAAACTAGGCATCTCTTTTATCACCCCTTTATTCGTCGTTATAGTTATTTTTCTTTTTCTTAAACTATCTATAATAAATTTATACCCCATGGATTGGTATGACCCAATTTTAGTTAAATATATACTAAGAATACTATCTTTGTCTACATCATCTATTTTCTTTCCGTTCATTTGATATTTTGGATACGGAATTTTACCTTGTCTAAATGTATGATCCGGTGCAAATTCAGATGGATATATTCTAAATGGAAATGTATATGGATTATCTCCTCGTATGAATGAAATATATCCAGTAGCTTTTCTTATTAACAACTCTTTTCCAACTTCCACTCCATCTAAATTCTTTTTAAAATCGCCATTTTTATCAAAAACATCTCTTACCTCAATAACAGCTCTCCTGTCATTTACATTCATTAAATTCAACAACCATATGATTTCTCTGTAGTTATTATACATTGGAGTTGCCGACAGCAACAACAATCGCAAATTATTTGCAGAAGTTACTAGATATAATAATTGATCCGCCACTTTTTTACTCTCATTATCTGATATACGAATATTATGAACTTCATCGATAATAATCAATCGGTTATTAAATTCATTTTGTAAATTGAGCACCATTTTTCTTGCCTTGTCTTTTTCTGATTTATACTCTCCCTTTGCCAGCGCCGTTCGTGCAATATAATTTGCAAATTCAACGTATCCTAAAAACACATAAGAGTGATTAATTAAACTTTTTATTTGACTAACAACCTTATCCTTAGGCAACCCCTTCATGTTCATAGGATTTATCTCCTTCAATAACTTATTCCCTGTGCATGCTCGTATATTCCATAGTCCATCCACATTTTTCAACTTTCGTTCATCAAATAATTGAAGTCGGAAATTATCTTGTACATTCGGACTGGCAACTATAATGATACTTCGAGATATGCCCATTTGTTTTAAATAGTCTCGCATTTCCTCACTGACACCTATTGCTGAACAAGTTTTTCCGCTCCCCAGCCCATGATAGAGCAGCAAACTATTATATGGTGTTTGAAAAGAGAGAAAATTTCGAACAAATGCTTGGTGTGGCGCCAATTCAAACTCCGCTTTACTCAATATATCAGATTGGGTTTTAATATCATAAATCTCCCCATCATATTTGGTATCATTAAATTCTTTTTTCTCGGCTATCTTAATATTGAAATTTGGGTCATTTAAATTGGGATACAAATAATCATTGGACTCTGGTTCTTCTTCTAATATTTTACTTTCCAAAATTTCTTTTCTTAATAAAAATTTATTGCAATTTTTATCATACATATTTTCAGATTCTCCGCATTTATTTGCATCAAACTCCTTCTCTAAAGATATGGAGTTTTCTCGCTCACCCAAACTCCGCATTGCCTGCGGCTTGGGTGAGCTCCCAAATAGTACTTTTAAATTATTGTCTTCATTTGTGTCATTTTCTGGTATTATTTTTTGTTCATCCGATGACATATTACTATATATTATGAATATAATCTATATTCTTGTAATACCTTATTTATATTTATAATGACTTGTTTTTTCTCTAAATTATATGGGCGTATAGATTCTAAACATTCGTCTATCGTTTTCCATTCTAATTTGCTCACTTCTGTCTTCTGAAACCCGTATACATTATCAACGATTTCATTCGGATCATTCATATATGCCAAAAAATATTTGTGCTTATATGATTTATGATTCGACCCTATAAACATTTCTTCAAATGGCAATACATTTTCAACTACTATTATATCCCTACTGGAATAACCAGTTTCTTCTTCGAATTCTCTCAATGCGCATTCTAAATCTTTTTCCTGGAAATTCCTTCTGCCTTTTGGAAATTCCCATTCAGTTTCTGACCATGCAGTATTACTTCTCTCTATAATATTATGCAATGCAATTTCTTCATTATTCACAATAATTCCATTTTTAATTATCTCAAATTTTTTGGCTGACGATACCTCCTCACCCCTATAATTCATACCACCATTACTTATTCCCCATAAATTAGACCATAATTTGTCAAATGGTTCCGTTAATAATTGCTCTTTTTCCGATATAGACATTTCATCCACACTTTTTTGAATTTGATCAATATTATGGCATGCATATTTGCCTCGTATTAAATCAATGTATCCGAATGAATCTTTTCTTCTTATCATCAAGAATTGTAACCCCTTGGAACTTGGTCTAAATACTACTATTCCGTAACTTATAATTGGCAGCTTGCACTGGTGAAAAAGATGTCCACTTTTGGCGCAATTTTGACATATATTTGTATTGTGTTTTATCATATGGGTAATGTTATATTACTATATTTAGATATATTTATGTTCAAACCATACAATATTTATATTTATTCATAGTAATGGTATTATTAGACCCAAAAGTATGGGGTCCACATTATTGGTTTTTTCTTCATACGATTGTCATTAGTTATCCAATGAGACCAAATGCGGTTACTAAAAAGAAATACTATGAATTCATTCAAAATATGCCGTTATTTATTCCGAATGAGCAAATCGCTACTAATTTTGAACGTCTATTAGATAAATATCCCGTTACGCCATATTTAGATACTAGAGATAGCTTTATTCGATGGATGCATCACATGCACAATAAAATAAATGAACAACTAGAAAAACCGAAAATCACGTTGGCCAAGTTTTATGAAGAATATTATGATCAATATAAACCGACAGAAGTCAAATTTAAGGAATACTATAAGATGCGAGCGAGGCTTATATATTTGGCTATAATTGTCATATTTGCTGCAGCAATAGCATATATGTATCACATGTGAAACAAAACATTGTCATCCAATAAAATTGTCAAATAAATATAATATGATGTTATAGTAATAATATCATATTATGGAGAAAAACGGAGGCGAAGCGATGCGAGTCGGAGTTTTCCGATTATATTCCAAAGGCGCAGGCCGAAGGAATGTGAAATATTCAAAGAAAAATAAAAAAATAAGAAGAAATAAAAAAATAAAATATAAGAAGACGCGTAAAATGGAGTATATACAGAAGGGTGGTGAAACCATAAAAAACATCATAGAAGAACATCCTGAATCGCACATAATTACTACTATGGATGTTACAAATGGTTATCCTGAAAAATATATTGGTTATAATGTCTATATTCCACCTTCCAATATCCCATTTACTACGGACAAACAATATAATGAACTAATGAAAGGATCTGGTTATATTTTACCGAATGGTAAAGTGGATTTTCTAAAATTGTATATTCAAATATTAAAAGATGTAGAACGTCAAATTATGATTATAAATGATAACGCAATTAATAAACAATTTTTGAAATATATAGGATACCCCGAATGGAATGGAAAAATAGACAACATGTCGGTAAATTTACCATCAAATACAGAGAAAATGAGGTTGATCATTGCTATGCGTAAGATGTCTCAGGTTGACTTTTCTGAAGTATTATCGCAATTATTTCCAAATATCATTATAAATGAGGAAATTTTATCAGCTATATATGAATTATCAAAAGACAAAATTTTTATAATATCATGGGCAGTAATACCATTCATGATTTATACGTATCAAAATATTGACATTGAAGATATCTCAACAATAACAAAAATGGAATCTTTTTTACAACAAACTGCATTCTTGAATAATTCGATAATAGTATATAATTTTGTTACACTTGATAAAATATTTTATGGGAATTTACAACCAGTTAATATTGCAGCAATAGAAAGATTTGGGCCAACATTATCAAAAATAGTATGCACTCCTACAACTACACAAACCATAAAAAATGGAACACAAATCATTGAATGTATTAAAAACATACCAGTGATAGATACAAATTTCAAAGATGGATATGGAATTTGCGTCGTTCCTACTATATTATATATAGATTTGGTAGCTAATACATCTTTTTTAATATGGGCGAATCCTATATGGAGAAATGCTGCAGTAGAACAATATTATAATTTAATTAAAAATAGTACGCCACCAGTGAGTCAACCAATCGTTACTAAAATGAATGGAAGAATATTTACAGATGAAAATGATGAGGTTCAACAGATATTGGTAAATATATTTTCATTATTTTTAAAAAATGTAACGGATAATGCATATCGTTCTGAAATATTTGAACCATTAAACAGATTTATTACATTATTATATAGAAATAATAATGACGATGATAAGGTCATTCAAATATTAACTCAATTTAATCAATCATTTGGTAGGCTTAAAAATACATTTGTTGTTACACCATCGCAAAAAACATTAACAGCAAAAATTATTGCATTTATAAATGATTTTATTAAAAAATATCTTGAAGTTGCTGCAGTACCCGGACCATTTCCGGAACAAATATCTGATTCAGAAACAGCACCATTATTAGCATCAGTACCAACCTCAAAACAATCTTCAACAGCCACAGGAGAAAGAGGGCATGCGTTGACGCCTACAAAAATGGCTGGTGTACTTGGTGTAGCTGGTACGACCGCTTTCGTAGTCGCTTCTGGACTTGGGGCAATAGCTGGAATTCCTGCTTTCTTAGGTGGTGGGATTGGGAGGAAAACAAGAAAATATAAAAAGAGTAAACAAGGAGGTAAAGTAACCGGATCAGGTGGGTTTGGATGCATATTTAATCCTGCATTGAAATGCTCTGGTCAACAAACAAAGAAACAACGCAATGCAAAGACAAAACAAATGATTACAAAATTGATGAAAAAAAAATATGCGAAAAAAGAGTACTACGATATTATTGCCTTTCAGAAACAACTCCAGGATATACCAAACTATACTGATTATTTTTTGCTTGACGGGTTTTCAATATGTAATCCCGCTAAATTATCTGCATCTGATTTGGAAGATTTTGATAAAAAATGCACCGCTTTAAAAAAAATAAATATATCAACAAAAAATGTGAATAAATCATTAAATAAGTTAACCGCATTGAATATGCCTTATGGAGGAATAGATATCGGCGATTATATAGTTAAAACTGAATTAAATCATGATAAAATGATCCAATTAAATCACTCACTTATAAATCTACTGACCAAAGGAATTGAACCTATGAATAAAAAACATATATATCATGTGGATATTAAAGAATCAAATGTGCTAGTAGATGATGAGTCAATTAGCCAACCCAATCATCTCAACCATACTAACCATACTAACCATACTAACCATACTAACCATACTAACCATACTAACCACTTTTATACTAGATTAATTGATTGGGGGTTATCTGCAACATATGATGGAGAGAAAGCTATACCAAAAACATTACAAAACCGGCCGTTTCAATACAATGTACCATTTTCGGTTATTCTATTTACCCCCTTATTTACACAAATGTATTCGGAATTTTTAAAATCGAATCCAGATCCCAGTTATATTGCATTGAGAACATTTGTTATTAATTATGTGGTAGCTTGGATAGATAAAAGAGGTCCAGGGCATTTGAAAAATATCAATGGTATATTTAAAAAGTTTTTTGAAAAGGAATTGCGTAACATAGACAATAGCTATAAGAATGATGTAATAGTATTTGATTATACTTTTTACTTTATTTTTGAATATATAACACAAATTTTGTTCAAATATACCAAGAATAATAAAATAGACCTAATGGATTACTTTTCCAACGTATTTTTGAAAAATATAGATATTTGGGGGTTTACTATGATATATGTTCCTATTATGGAATATTTGCATAATAATTATAGTAGATTAAATGAGCATGAGATACAAATTATCCAACACATTAAAAAAATGCTCACGCTTATACTAGAAGCGAGTACTGAACCAATTTCTACCACTAAATTGGTAACATTATTGAAGGAGTTAAATAACTTATTTGCATTGTCTCGTAGACAAAATGGTAACAAGGCACAAGGACTTAAACATCGCAAATCTGTGCGAGATAGTTTATCTTCAACTCCCTCCACATCCTCATCCTCTACATCCTCATCTACATCATCACCTACATCGCCATCATCTACATCAACAACATCAACAACATCGTCATCATATTCATCTCCATCGTTTAGTCGTCATACAAAGAAGATGGATAGTTTACTTTTGTATAAAAATAGAAAGACAAAAAAAAATAGCAAATAGTAAATAGCAAATAGTGGAAAAACCATATCATATCAAAAATTTACTTCTTGATATAATATAATACTATGAAGTTTGAACTAATAATTCTAGCAATTACGGCATTTTTCATATTTAACATATATAGCGATGGAAAATATACCAAAATGATTTTCAAATATAAAAAATATTATCAAATGGCATTTTTTGCTTTTCTTGGAATAACTTTTTATTTACTCGTTAAAAAGAACCCATTAAGGTGTAAAAGTCTATTATTACATGCAAACAATGCTGTTAAATATATGCCTATTGATAAAACATCTATGGATATGCTATCACCAATATTAGATTTCACTTCTTCAAAATCAGATGATAGTAATGGCTATTCTGAAAAAAGCTTTATGGAACACTTTAACGATATGACAAATATGGATGAAAATGCTCATGGTGGGTCTCTGTTTAGCCCACAAAATAAACATCAACAAAATGCAGAAAAACGACTATTGCAATCAGGTTCAAAAACTACAAAACGTTCAGTGAGTGAGACTAAGAAAAAATATGTAGCATCTATGCAAGATTGGAAATGCGGGGATTGCAAAAAACAATTAAATGCATGGTTCGAAGTGGATCATAAGGTTCGATTAGAATACGGCGGGGGTAATGAAGTAGAAAATTTATTGGCTTTATGTCGTGAATGTCATGGAAAAAAAACAGCACATGAAAATATGTAGAATATGTCTGCACTAGAAGTTTTCCTCCAAATAAAATATTCGGGTAATATAAGATGGATTATATAAGTGAAAATGAAAATACGATAAAAAGAATAAAAACATTTGGATATGTAATGCTTGTAGTCGTCATGACGTTTATTGCATTAGTTTCTATCGCTCTAATATATTCAAAAGGAACATCTCTTGAAACTACTGCTGCTAGCATATCATCTATTTTGGGATTTGTATTACTATTAATAATTGTGGCAAGCGTGTTGTTTAAATTTAAAGACAATTTTGCATTATTATTTACATATTTAAGCCAATCATCAAATGTTATTTATTTAATTTTATACATTATCGGATTAATAGCATTATTCACTAGATTGTCTAGGGCTGACCTAGACACATATGCATACATTATATTACCTATTACTATAGTATTCGGAGTATACTTATTTTATAGAAATTTGGCATATGATACTTTTGTTAATTTTAATTTGAATTTCGAACGCATCAAATATGCCATCGTTTTTGCATGTTTAATCATTTTTATGAGTCTATTCTATGCTGTGGATCCAGGAGGTTATATTAAACAGAATTTTGGCACCACTCTTTTAACAACTATATTATTAGCTGTATTTGGTCTATTGTACTTAATTACAATTATGACATTTCCATCATTACCTGTTGCTGGTGCGAATACTACTGCGACCCAAAGTTTTTTTACTGGATTTACAACACAAGGGATTGCCAGCGTTATATCTTTTATTATTTTTTTAATATTAATAGCAATCGGTCTTTCAAATTATCCAGGAGGATTTAAAATTAAGGATACCAGAACAGGCGTTATTATGGCACTAGTATGCATTACATTATTTTGTGCCATTGCATATTTTATTGCGTCTTTTTTTACAGGAACACCAATAACTGGCACAGAAGCCGGTAATGTTACAGGAAAATTATCGAATATTATCAGCACTATTAGAAATGCATTGTTGTTGTTATTTGGTTTTACCTTTTCAGGAATATTGATTTATTGGTTAGTAAGTAGTATAAATAATTTATCCACCCAATCAGGTGTAGTGTCTTTTATACTAAACTTAGTAATAGTCCTTTCTATTTTGGGGTTGGTTTTTAAATTGATAACATTGGGTTCATACTACAAACAAAGTCCAATATATAGATTAATAGTAAACACTATTTTATACATTCCTTGTATATTTGTATCATTGATCGATACGATTTTGTCGTTATTCGGTTCATCGAAAGCCGCTTCCAAACTAGGCAAACCTGTTGAATCTCCATACACGTATCTAGCCTTATTAGGTGTCATTATATTGGCATATGTTGCATATTTTATGAAGCCATATGTAGCTGCACAATTTGCCAAACAAGGGGGTAAATTACTTGTAAATCAACCCGTCTACATAAACAAAGAACAAAATATAGGAACCTATCAAGAATTGAATGGGTCAGATAAGTTTGATTATAAATATGCTATATCTTTTTGGGTTTTCATTGATGCGTCTATTCCTAGCACAAACGCATCATACAAAAAATACACATCCATATTAAATTATGGAGGTAAACCGAATGTTCTATATAATGGCAGTACAAATACACTCATGGTTACTATGCCAAATACTGGTGAGGCTGCTATCGGTAGTGTAACAAAATCCAAGTCGCCACCCGAATTAGACGATGATGGTAACATTATTATTTATAGGAAAAGAGATGTCCTATTACAAAAATGGAATAACATCATCATTAATTATAATGGTGGAACTTTAGATGTATTTTATAATGGCGAGTTAGTTAAATCAGTGATTGAGGTAGTTCCGTATATGTCCTATGATACATTGACTATTGGTGAAAATAATGGACTTAATGGAGGTATATGTAACGTGAATTATTTTAATGATGCTTTAACTATCAGACAAATATATTATTTGTATAATTTCATCAAGGATAAAACTCCTCCGGTCTCGACTAATTCTAATGATACTCTTACAAATACCCTAGAAAAGGCGGTGCATATAGAGGAGTCAAAAACGGATACAAATGCGGTAATAGATTCTATAGTTAAACCAGCGGAAGCCACTATTGAAGAAACAGCTGATGAGAACTTAAAACCAGACATGAATATACACGATCCTAGTAATTATTTGTCATTAAGGTGGTATTTTGCTGGAAATGGTGATAATTTTGGTGTTCCGTAATAAGAAAAATTTCTATCAGTATATTATATATCATGGAAATACAGACAATATTACTTATTATCGTTGTACTTGTTTTATTATATGCAGTTATGAGATACGTAATGTCTGATGTAAATACATTGACTGGGATGTCATCTGGTACTACTATGCAAACTATTGCTGCTAGCACTTTAGCACAAAGTAGCAGTGGTGCTAATTCCAGTAATTTTACCTACTCTATTTGGTTTTATATAGACAACTGGAATTACCGCTACGGGGAACCTAAAGTATTATACGGGCGCATGGGTGCATCATCTACATCGAATGATATCGGTACCAAAGATCCCTGTCCCGCCGTTGTTTTGGGAGCAATCGAGAACAATTTAGCGGTTTCTTTAGCTTGTTACCCTGGCGCTGATTCACCACCATCTGAGGGCATAACCGACCCAACTACGGGAGCTATTATACACACATGCTCCGTGGCAAATGTTCCTATTCAAAAATGGGTAAACTTGTTAATTAGCGCCTATGGTAGAACACTTGACATTTATTTAGATGGTAAATTAGTTCAAACATGTGTTTTACCTGGTGTAGCTAAAATAAATCAAGATGCTCCTGTTTATGTTACACCCCAAGGCGGTTTTTCTGGATGGACTTCTAAATTTCAATACTATCCTAATTCTACTGATCCGCAAACTGCCTGGAATATTTATGAGCAAGGTTATGGAAAAAGTATGTTGTCCAACATTTTTGGAAAATACCAGATTAAGGTGGCTTTTATGGAAGGATCGACTGAAGATTCTAGTTTCACTATTTAATTAGTTGGATTATGCGACGGATGGAGGAAAACGTAGACGAAGTGTAGCGAGTCGAAGTTTTCCGATTATATTCTGTAGGCGCTAGCCGAAAGAATATGCTTTTACTATTTCTAATTTTAAATCTTCATAGATATATAATAGGATGAATGCACCACCAAATACAGGATTTAATGGAAATAATGCTAGTTCTAGTTCTAGCTCTATTGGAAGTCCCAGTGCTTTGTTAGGAAGAGCAAGAGGTTCTGGTCTAACCGATTTTTTAAATTCGGGTAGTTTAATAGCTCGTATCTCTTTTTTACTATTAACTATTTTGATTTTTATTATTGTTCTACAATTATCTATTCAAGTGTTATCTTGGTTTTTTTCACCATCAACGTCTCCTCGCCTAATAACTGGAATGGTTGATGCGAAGCAAATGTTAATTATTCCTCAAGATCCAAATATGAATGGGTCTGTTCCAATCTCTCGCTCAGTAAATGGGGCAGATGGTGTTGAATTTACCTGGTCTGTTTGGATATTTATTGATGACCTCCAATATCAATCTGGTAAATATCGTCATATTTTCCACAAAGGCAATGATACCATCACTCCTGATACAGGGTTAAATTTTCCTAATAATGCACCAGGATTATACATTGCTCCGAATACAAATGAGCTTGTGGTATTTATGGATACATTTAATGTTATTGGTGAAGAGATTCATATCCCGGATATTCCATTGAATAAATGGCTCAATGTGATTATCCGTTGCAGAAATACCACGTTGGACGTTTATATAAATGGAATCATTACCAAGAGTGTTCAATTAATGGGAGTGCCAAAACAAAACTATGGAAACGTATATGTTGCCATGAATGGAGGGTTTTCTGGATATGTTTCTAATTTATGGTATTACAACTATTCTTTAGGAACTACTGCTATACAGAATTTGATCAAGGGTGGACCTAATACTAAAATGACAGGATCCTCTGCCATGAATATGATAAATCCAAATTACTTATCGTTGAGATGGTATTTTTATGGTGGAAAATAAGTAATAGTCATCCACCCTGCTGCGAGCCGTAGACACTGCGCAGTGTGTCGAAGGTGAGTGATAAAACTCCGAAGGAGTTTTACTAATTCATACATAACTAATTCATACATAACAAAAATTATTTATGAATAATAAAATATATACACACAATGTATACCTAATATGTCCTGTTTAGATCCATCATATAATCCTAACCCACCTAGATTATGGACTCGATTTGAAAATAGTTGTATTTTTGATACTACAAGTGTTCCTAATTACGGCGCGGATACTAATAAATTGGCTATGTTGTATAAAGGCAATATTCTTCAATATAAAAAAAATAGTTCAAATATCACAAAGGCACAAAGATATGGGCAAATTGCTAGAGGTATGTGGACAAATAGAACGACTACATGGGCGACACAATCTCAAACATATACGAATCCAAATACACAGAATTTAAAGCGTTTCAATTATTCAACGATACCAAATACAAATATTCCGGATGGAGGAGTGTTAATATGTGGTAGTGGCGCTGGCACTGGCGCTGACACTGACAATACTATGATCGATGTGCTTACTAATCGATGCAATCCTACATCTGCTTCTGATGTTCCAGGTCCTATCACTGAATTATGTTACAATGATGGACAACAAACATATTACCCGAAAACAAAATTGACCTATGGTACGAGTGGAAATAAATGGCCCGTCAATTCCAAGATAGTGAAATCTGCTAACGGAATAGTGGCAATAAATACATTTCCTTAAATACCTAATTAGCTCTCAATGTTGGATTGACGCATACTTGACTAGTCGGGAATATATCTCCTGACATACACTGATCATTTGGACCTACTTGGGAACAACTGCGAATTCCTCGCTCCTCTCCAATATAACACCATCCTGATTTACTAGATGATTTTCCAGATTGAATGCTGCTGTAAGAGTCATCTGCTTGAAAAGTATCTGAAGCTTCACCTTGCTGGTGTTGCTGCTGCTGTTGCATTGCATTGTTCAATGGATTCTCGGGCGATGTAGAAACAACCTCTTTTTCAATATCTTGTCCCGTTTGTGTGACGGCAGTAGACGTACCCTCTATTGCCGAACCTAAAGCATCTATACTACTTGTAATAGTACCTGCCGTAATATCGACTCCCGCTTTTGTACCTGTCGCTGAAGTTGTAACTATTTCTTTTGTGGTATTACCTATGGTACCCCCCACTAATTCACTAAAATATTTTATGTATGGGGTTATATAATTTGCAAAAAATTGGGTACCACTTGCTAAATAATAAAATATATTGAATCCTAAAACTGCCAATATTAAAACCACAATTAACCAGGTCTGCCAAGTAGTTTCACTAAACATATTGCTAAATGAAAATCCAGAAGATGAACCGGATGTTTCAAGAGCAGGTGAAAATCCTACCGAATCCATTTTTATATTATTTGAAAAAGAATTTGTTGACCCGATTGAACTCATTGGATTATTAGCAGCTGACGTACTTAACATTCGTTATAATAAAAATAAATATATTAAATTTTCATTATAAATTCAAATACCTTCGTATATCGACATTTACTTGAATGTCAACAAATAAAGGAATTGATTGACATCGCCTAATATTTCATCGCGAATATTGTATAAATCCGAGTTAGTCATACTTTTCATTGCCTTGTTTGAATTTAATCCAACCAAAAACCCTTTGAAATTTACCATTTCTCTCTTGAAATCACTTACAGAGTTAAAGTCTTTAATTGTGATTGATTTTGTATGCATCAAATTTACTCGATCCCCATGTTTACCTAGCAATACTTCCACAAAACTATCTGTGTGATCATTCAGTTTCGAATATAATTCATCGGTTGCTTTATGTGTTGCATAACTATATGTTTTCCAATGATATAATTTAACCATATTCAATATTTGTAAAAATTTCACTACTATTTCCTGTTCCAAATGTTTCATACTGCTACTGCTAGTACCAATGCTGTTATTTTTACGAGTACTTTTATGTAAGGAACGCATTTTTCGTGTTTTCGTCATATACATAACGCAATATTATTATGTTTTTATGTTTCTAGCCAAGGTTTATAAATTTACATAATCTTTATGTAAAGTTATAACAATAAATTATTTTGTATGTATCTTTTGCTGCGATCCGTAGCTGAATGTGAAGGTGAGTGATTGAACTTTATAGGCGTTAGTCTAAGGAGTTTACATCTGTCCACGAGAAACCATATGGAACATTTCCATAGATAAAACGACACTGACAGCAATCATAATAAATGGCAACAACACCAAAAACCATGAAATGGTGGCGTATCCCTTAGAACACAAATAGTTCAAAAACCAAGTCCACAATAGAACGAAGAATGATTTAGTTGCGATAGACATAAGTGACATTCGCTTCATAATAGCCAAAACAATAGTGATAACAGACAACACAAAGTAAATCATAGCGGGGGTGCAAAGATCCTTAAGCATTATTATAATATATGTAAATATAATTTTTATATTTTGATTTTGATTTTGAATTACGCATCTATGTTTCTAAATATTTTACAAACGGGGAATAAAATTTTCACCAAATTGATTCATTTTTTCCAGTTTTGCAATCGTTTTATCTAAGTTGGATTTATTCGTATTTGCAAATAAGTAATCTGTATTAGGTGAATGCTCATTTTTTTTGATTTGTTTATAAATATTATCTATTTTAGTGATGATTGCATTTATTTGCTCCTTGTCTTTTACTATATCTTCTTCTAAATTTACAGGTTCTATTAATAATTCAACAGCATAATATAAAATATACCGACGTTTTGTATTACATGCATTATTGTACTTTAATGAAAACAAATTGAGTAAACTTTTCATTATTTTTTTAACAAGGGGATGTCGATTTTCCGCTTCTTTTAAAAGTGTATCCCATACTAACCATACAATATCCATTTGGTTTTTACTATCTACAGGCATTTGAAGTCGCCTTTCACATTTACATTTTTGTTTCTTAATTTTGCATATATTTTCATACTCTGATATCCATTCTATCCAATAACATGCATTTATCGCATTCTTTCCATCCTTAGATATATTGTACGCCAATTCATTTATAGCAATAAATAACTCTTTAGGATCACCTACAACCATAATAGATTGTGCATAATTAACATTCGGTGCTTTAAATCTATCTGTCATCTGGGTCATATCAAAATCGTCTTTTTTAATTTTAACTTCATCAAAACTATGTTTACGCTTTGCGCAGCACAAAATGCATATTATTTCACAAAATAATTTGCGCAATTTATCACTATTCCTCATTTTCAATTCATTATTTGCATAACCACCAGAAATGATTTCCTTGAAATTTTGAACTCTTACATCCAAATATATTGCCAGTTTAGGATTTCCTAAATGAATATGTTTGCTATAAAAAAATAAGATAATCTCCCACAAATCCTTATAATGTCCTGCGCATATAATCTCAGCACTCCAATAACATGCTGGCTCTAATTTTGAATTTATTAAATTCTTTAGCAACTCCTTTTTGACATCCGAATTTTTAAACCCAGAAAAGGTCATTCCTTTAAAAGCATTTTGTTCCCTAATATCATTTATTTCACAATCACCCATATACACCTGATTTACATAAAAATTATCACAACTATACATATAAGAGATGTCCATGTCCGGGTCCATAATGAAATCTATATCTAAATCTATCAGTTCCATGAGTCAAATGTATAATAAATCTTCCAACTGGGCTAAGGTCATGATAATAGTTGTTGTATTATTAATAGTGATTACTCTTTTCAAATCGACAACTATCAAAAAAGAAGGGTATGAACAGCGTGATAAATTTGAATTCAAAACGGGTCCGGAAATATATGATGACTTTTATGCAAGTATTTATGATCATTTAGTATATAATAATATTTTGGACGACTATGCTGTTGGTGCAATAATTAATAAAACTACACCCACAAATCATTCCATTATATTGGATATCGGTTCAGGTACTGGTAATATAGTCGCGGCTTTATCTGATAAAGGATTAAATGCAGAAGGAGTTGATATATCCCAATCAATGGTTAAACAAGCAAAGGAAAATTATCCCAATTATGACTTCAAACAAGGAGACGTCAGAAATGCGATGCTTTTTAACAGCGGTTCCTTTACTCATATTTTATGCATGTATTTCACCATCTACTATATACAAGATAAAGCGCAGTTCTTCTCCAATTGCTTCAACTGGTTGATGCCTGGAGGACATTTAGTTGTTCATATTGTTGACAGGGATCAATTTGATCCTATTATCCCTCCCGCAAATCCTCTTATTACATTATCACCTCAACGTTACGCACCGAAGAGAGTAACACATAGCAAGGTGACTTTTGATGATTTCAAATATGCCGCCGATTTTCAATTGAACAATCAAAATAATACTGCCAAATTTGTCGAAAAATTCTCTAATAAGGAGTCTGGAAAAACATTCCGAAAACAAGAACATGAAATGTTTATGGAGTCGGAAGATGATATCTTAACTATGGCTCAAAATACGGGCTTTATAGTTATGGGTAAGGTGGAATTGATTAAATGTGGGTATGAATACCAGTATTTGTATGTATTGCAAAAACCTGAGTAGGCATGCAATAATTTTATAGAAGAATCATTTACAGAAAAATCATAATATTTATTTGCTCATAAATATTATGCAAAATTACCCAGAACCATATCCATATCAACATCCATTTCCTTATTACTATCATTATATATTTTATGTATTCTTAGTAATCATCCTTATCATATTAGTCATATGTGCTTATATCAAAATCCGCTTCCGTTTTTGGGCCATGCAACCAGTATTCCATATTTACGACCTACATTATTACCTATTTCCATGCGGTATAATAAACTATGAATTACCAGAAAAAAACCAATACACCAATTTCAAAGACATAGAAACCATTCAATATTCAAAACTTTCCGATTTAAAACTCAAACAATTTACACATTTTATAAAACAACATTATCTTCAAAATGGCGATAACCAATATTGTCCAACGACTAAAAACATAACGGGATATTTTACTGGACATAATTGCACTAGTTTTTTCAGTTTCTATTACGAAGATGAATTACTCATCGATGTAAAAACACAAGCGCAAATACCCAATAAGAAAATAGTGGGCGTTATGACTACAAGACCTATCCACATTACTATCAATAAAGCAAAAAATGCGGATGCCACATTTGACGCCTATTATGTAGACTATTTATGCGTAGATAAAACTCGACGAAAACAGAACATCGCACCACAAGTGATTCAGAGTCATCATTATAACCAAAGATTAATCAATAAAAACATATTGGTGTCTCTCTTCAAGAGAGAAGGAGACCTTACTGGAATAGTTCCGATATGTGTATACAATACTTATTGTTTTGATATGAATCGGTGGGCAAAACCGCCTCCATTATTACCATACGTATCGTTAATTGAAGTAGGTAAAACAAATATACATCATTTATTCGATTTTTTCAGAGATCACAATGAAAAATTCGATATTTGTATTTTGACTGAGACGGCAAATATGATGCATCTAATCAATTCTAAAACAATTTATATTTACATGATAATTGAGCAGGGTGAAGTAATATGTGCCTATTTTTTTAGGCGATCTTATACCTACTTAAAAAAAGGCACCGAAGTGTTGTGCTGTTTTGCTAGTATCAATTGCAGTAAAAATTCGCAGCTATTTGCTCATGGATATAAAGTCGCTTTATGGAAAATATACGAGTCACATACTGCTTTTAAATGTGCGGCGATTGAAAATATATCGGATAATGATGTAATAGTTGACAATATTTTAGAGAGGTCGAGACCAATTATAGTGAACCCAAACGCATATTTTTTTTACAATTTTGCATATCATACATTTCATCCCAAGAAAGTATTAGTAATCAATTAATATATTCCTTCGGCAATGCTTTGGAGGAAAACGTAGACACTGCGCAGTGGCATAACAACGTAGCGAGTCGAAGTTTTCCGATTATACTCCATAGTCATGCAAAGCATTGTCGAAGGAGTATGCATGACTACGGAATATAACGATAACTGGGGTTAGGCTGCCTATAAGGTCTATGTCTATGACGTCTATGTCTAGCTGTGGATGTACTACTGCCTACAATAGGCATACTTGTATTGTATCGTTGTATAATTCGTTCTACTTCTATAAATACATCTTCAATCCAATCACCTTCCTGTATTCTAGGTCGTCTACCATGAGTCCATGTGGAATATTTTTTAAGTTTTCCATATCCATGCCTCATACCCATATTCCAATTACCGATATATTTGTCTGTGTTTTTATATATTTTTTTACCCCATCCATGAACTTTGTCGTAGTTAAATGTGCCTTCGTAAATTTCACCATTTTTATACTCCATCCTCCCATTTCCGTGTTTATGCTCAGACTTCCAATGTCCATAATAGTAATCACCATTTGCATATGTCATTTCTCCTAGTCCATTTTCATGTCCGCGTATAAAATTACCATAATATAAGTCACCATTTCTATACTGATATGTCCCCATACCAGATTGATTGTTATTTGTCCATTCTCCTTCATAATATTCATTGTCTCCTTCCAAAAAAGTCAATCTACCATATCCATTCTTTTTCCCCCGGAACCATTCACCAACATAGATTGACGCATCATGTACATTAGAATGTTTAATGATATATGTTCCGTTACCATGTCTTAGTCCATCTACCCAATCACCATCATATACATCACCATTTGCAAAATTCATTTTTCCCTTACCATTATGGTTTCCATTTGTCCAAAAACCAAGGTATACATTACCACTATTATATTTCATCTCACCATATCCATGTTCTGTTCCCTCTACATGTTCGCCACTATAAACATCTCCATCATCCCATTCGTAAATACCGAGACCTGTTGACTGATCATCTATCCAATCTCCTGCATATTTTTCAATACTATTTTTGAAATATTGCTCGCCTAAACCATGTCGCATATCATTAGACCATTGACCTATATAATAGTCACGTATTCCGTCTCTAGTTATATCATCGTTATATATCAATTTTCCCATTCCATGTCGTAAGCCATCTTTTAGTTGGCCGAAATATTTATCACCATTTTCATACTCTTTTGTTTGTTCTAGTGTTTGTTCCATTGTTTGCTCCATTGTGTAGGAAAACGTAGGCACTGCTCAACAACGTGAGCGTGTTGAAGTTTTCTATTTGAAAGAAATGTTGTATAGTTAGGTGTTGTATACTTTTAGCATTTGAAATAATTCAATTTTTTATTTTATATCCATTTTATATGAATATACCAGATGAAGTGAAAAAAAGAAATGAAGACGCGAAACAAAATTTAAGAAATATGGGATTGTCTGAGGAAGAAATAAACCAACTTTTGGGGGTAGTTACAGAAAGTTATACTCAACAGCCTACTGCTGCAGAAAAAATGCAATTATACGATGCAGCACAAGCAAAAATAAATGAGGAAGATAAAGAAAAAAATAGATTATTGGATGAAAAATTTGCTAGAGATATGCGAAATAATGTAGGTTTTACTGAATTGAAAAAACAATATATGTACTCGCCAGAACAGGTCGCTAAAAGAGCCATCGAAGAAGCAGCAAATGAAAAATATAGATTAGAGAAAATGGAGAGATTTAATAATCGCCCGGAAAATAGATCCCATGATTCGAATGTTTCATCATTAGTCTTCCCAACGTCATCTCTACCAAATGAATATCAATTTCGTCCTATATCACCTAGAACAAATATGTTGTCACGCGAAGGATCTCCAAGACCAGTTGGAAATGTATCTCCGAGTGAGATGATAGTTGAAAAAGGTGGAAAACGAAATAGAAAATCGAAGAAGTCTAGAAAATCAAAGAAGTCTCGAAAATCAAAGAAGTCTCGAAAATCAAAGAAGTCTAGAAAATATAGAAAGCGTTAGCATCACATTATATTATAACTTACTTGTAATAATATAATTTATCTGGTGTATTTTCCGACTCGTGCAAATGAGTCCACCACAAAAATGATAAATATTCCTAAAAAGGAATATAATACAACTTCCTCTGTTACATTATTTGTTCGTTCATCTTTTTGTTCTTCTAAAAGGTTAATCATATAATTCAATTTTTCAATCATAACATCATAACTACTACCGGAGGATGGTGAACTATTCATCTGCGAATGCCCATTATAATTATGATAAGGCATATTGTGCGGAGAATTTTTATACATAGCTGCGTAATTTGGCATGAACCTATTATCTTGCTTTTGCTGTTGCTGTTGCATTTGTTGCAATTGACTCGCCATATCGGAAGAATGATCGCTTGACATATAAGTACCTCCCCCTACACCTGCACCAGAATCAATTGTCGATAGCCCAGAGGCGGATGTTTGGGTTTCCCTTAATCGCGTGTTTTCAACACCCGCAGAATCTGGAGGAGGAGGAGGATTAAAATCTGCTAATCCTTCTTCTTGATCGAGAGAATTGTGGATAGTTTGTAAAACAGAATTTACCTTTTCAGAAAAATTATTTTCTTTAGGATATCTCTTCTGTGTTTTATTTAATGCTACCCTTTTTCTACCTATATGGTTATCATTATCTTTATTATTTACTTGATTTATATCATTATCAAATGGAGCTGCATACATTGCTAAAGACATTCTCTTAATAAAAATTAAGATAATAATTTGAAAATCGAACTGAAATATAATACACACGAAATAAAAATATCATAGTAAATATATAAGAAGATGTCTAGTATAAGTACAAATTTAATACCATCAAAGAAGGAACATATTTTTATATCCTTGATATTTATCGTACTTATTTATGTTATGATATATTATAAATCTTTTCGAGCTTCTGTTATGAATACCTTTTTAGGAAGAGCTATCATACTTATTTGCATAATATATTTGTCATATTATAATGTTGCGCGCGGACTTACGGCTATTATCATTTTAATTGGACTGCATGTTGATAGCGACTTAGAAGGGTTTGAGCAGCCTGTTGGTATGTCCGAAAAAGCGGTTATTCCTAGTCCCGTCCCTAGTCCCGTTCCTAGTCCCGTTCCTAGTCCCGTCTCAAGTTCAGCCCCCAGTTCAGTTCCCAGTCCTAATGATGTGACTACTAATAAAGATAAAACAAAGCCTACTGCTGCGCCTCTTGCTTCTCCTGCTGCAGGAAAAGAAGCATTTTCGCATCATAAAAAACTTAGAATAGAAGAAGGAATGCGTCCTAAATCTTCCAAAAGTCTGAATACACCATTTTTGGGGTCATCTACAGATGAGCCTTCACCTAATTGGCCAGATAATGCCGTGTTTACTACATTATATGCCCCAGTATAATCGGAAAAAATATTTTATCCTCATAATATAAGTATATGAATTTGAAACAATATAATTATATTATATTCATTACTATAATTTTAGCATCAGTAGTCATAGTAGCTGCTGCATTTATGATTCACAAAAATAGTCAAAAAGTAACAGAACCATTTATTCCTGTTTTGCGTAGAATGTATAGACCATATATCAGAAATACTCGTATTTATACCACTAATAGTCTAAATTATATTACAAGTCGATCTACTACTTTTTTCAAAAAGATAGGATTTATGTAGGGATGTAGTGGAGGAAAACGTAGACAATGCGCAACTGGCGTAGCGAGTCGAAGTTTTCCGATTATATTCCGAAGGCGTTAGCCGAAGGAATATTTTCTAATATACAAATTATATCTATGGAAAGATTTATAATCTCGTATTATTTTAAGTAAAGAAATGCCAAAGATTATCACCCCTATAACTCATTCCCCCAATTTCGTTATGAGTATTTTAAATTATATACATGAACATGTTTTGTATTTAAATAACAGCAAGTTTTTTGCAGGCATTATCATGATATTATTGAACGTCGGATCTAAATTTATATCTATTCAGTTTAGCAAATCTACTGAAGAATATTTAAAATTTTCGTTGAGTAAACAACTTTTGGTTTTTGCCATGGCATGGATGGGTACTCGTGACATATATACCGCGCTAGGATTAACTGCTGTATTTGTTGTTTTATCTGATCATTTATTTAACGAAGAGAGCAATTATTGCATCGTCCCAGATAAATACAAAGTATTGCCAACCCTAATAGACGGAAATGATGATGGAAAAATAAGTGATGAAGAGATAAATTCTGCTATGGCTATTTTAGAAAAGGCAAAAAAAGATAAAGAGAAAAAACAACAAAAAGAGGCTTTTACAAGATTCAGTGAATGGAAAGATGGAGGAAAACGGAGATGAGCGAAGCGAATCGAAGTTTTCCGATTATATTCCGAAGGTGCCAGCCGAAGGAATATCGATAAATAGTAAATAAAATATTCTTGACGTATTATAAGTATATGTATAATAATACTAATAATATTAATCCAACAAACATAACAAACACAGCAAATCCAATAAATATACCAGATGTTATAAATATATCTGACAATAATCCAAATGCCAAATTTAAATATGCGGATACGTTGACCATATTGATAAGAACAAGAATAAGAGGATATCCTACTATTTTATACACTCCCTCCATGTCTGTTCCAAACATGAAAAGCAATAACGTGTATTTTAATCCAGTAATAAAGCTAAATAGCAGCACGACTAATACTATTCCGAGAGGATATCCTCCATCTGAACGCATGTCACAATTCTTCTATAAAAATACATTTAATAGTTTGCTCAATAGAACTCTAGCTACATCGATGCAACCCAAACGCAGTTTAGAAACGGCGGTAAATGAAAAAATTATTGAAAATAATATTAGAATTATATTAAATGAATTATTTAGACCCAATAATAAATTTTATATAAAGGGTAAAACATACACTATATATGATTATAATTGGATAAATGGTGACTGGCAAATTGATACCAAGAGTTTTGAAAGGAACTTAATGTCCTTCACTTATGGGACTGGATTGGCTACTTCTTTATATCAACAACGTCTATTAGCATCGCATGCTGCATTTGCGCAAAAAGAATTAGGCTCTTTTGCAAAAGCATATCCAGAATTAGTAAAGGGATATGCCGCATCCAAAGGTATCTCTAGATTTTTAACAAATGGTGATCTTATCAAGGACATTGCAAGTGGTAAAAAACTAAGCGATAAAGAAATAAAAATGGAAGATGAAAAACAGGTTTCAAAATATGTCACCTGGATAAAAACGTTACCTCCTGGTATACAAACACTGATTGGTAGAAATATAGATAACAGCATTATAAATGTGTCTGATAATATAAGTATATCAGTAGATCCCATTACACAAACATTATTATACTCATTAGATCGAAATTATTCGGAAGATATTAAATTAAATCCCAAAAAACTAGATCCATTATATCAAAAACTTTATGAGGCTGGGATTGAATTCAGAGAAGCAGAAAATATATATGAAACTTCATTGGGTTCTTATAATCCAAATACATTAAATCCGAATAATATTCCAGTAGCAGTGCCTGTTGCTAGTGCTGCTGCTACTACTGCTACTGCTACTACTGCTGCTGCTCCTGCTACTGCTGCTAGTGCCACCACTAATACATCACCCAGTGCATTACCTAGTGCATTTGACAATGTAAATTTGTTTGATTCTACCACACATGCATTAAAAAAAATAATAAAAACATCAATGGAGGCTCATTTTGACGCAACACATATTTGGAATAACCCAGATGATAAAAAAAATATCTCGAATCTTATTTCAAATTTGATAAATTATAAAACGGCGTTTATGGAGGCCTACAAGAATACATTAGATAATTTATTAGAAAAGGTAAAAGCGCAACGAAATTATTTTGAAGCACTGATACATTTTTACAAAGAGTTAGTTATTGTGAAAAAAAAGCAATTCAAAAAAAACGGCACAGACACCAATAATATAAACAAACTAATAATACAAATTATGGAGTTTGATATAGAGTGTTATTCACAATTTGTAACGAAAAATAGTGAATATGATAATTTCGTTATTCAACTGAACACTGATATTAGAAATATTATTAATGAAATGAATAAACCCAATTACAACACACAAATTCTTAATTATAAAGAGGAATTTGAAAAGTATTATAGATTCCCACAATTATTGGATATGAATAAAAATCAATTAAATATTTATATTAAAAAACTTTTAGATTTGTATTATCGTGACGAGGAACGTGTTTGGAAATTAGAATATTCAAAAACAAACAGGTTTTTCAATTCTACACGAGATAACATTTTTGATATCATTTCTGTAGCTAGAACACTATACTCGCATTATATCGAAACATATTCTGAAAATCAACGCAGAAATTTTACTACACGCATAGTTCAAGCACAAAAACCGCTGCAAAAACAAAGTGTGTTATTTTATGAATCATCGAATACATCTGAATTTAAAAAACAAACGAATGACTATATGAAATTACATGAAGCTCTCAAATCATGCTATAATTTAATAACTATGTATGGTAGGTTATCTGCTATCACATATGCACGAGAGATAGAATCATATACCTCCACAAGAAATATATATACTACCACCCTATCTATTTATGATGAATACAAAAAATACTATAATAGTATATCTAAAAATGACAGCATAATACCATATGTTCCAGCATCCGTTTATAGAAATATTCAATTAACTCCTGCAAATGTAAAAACCGAAATTATATTTATAAATACGAAATACAATACTACGTCACGAGATTTAAATAAATTGGAAATAACCATGGATAATTTGGTAACAAAATATAATGATATTATTGATTCACTTATTCCATATATTTCCGATTTTGGAATAAAACAAAAATGTATTACTATAGTGAATAAATCTGAAAATGCAAATGATATTCCGTTGTTAACAACTGCAGAGCAAATAATAAAGGATTTTAATGTAGAATTAGATAAAGATTTCGATTGGTTTACTACAGAAGATTTTCAAAATGAATTGCTTTTTTTATATGATCAAGGCATATATGAGGAGGTGATTCCAGAAATAGACAAGAATAGTATAGCTAATATAGTTAGTAATGTTGAAATTTATGAGAATAAAGAAGCCAGAGGAGATAGTTTATTTTATGCGGTTGCACTGGCTTTTAATGGTGAGTTGATTTCGACGGGGAATGTTTCAACAAATCCATTTGCAGATGGAGGCAAATACACTATTTCTTCATTGAGACGAGCTGTTAGTGATAGAATAAGTAATGATGAATTGGCAGTCTGGGCTACCGCTTTAGATGGAGGACGATTAGATGTAGATAATCCTGAAAATGCACAAACTCTTAAAGAACTTAACTTTTTATATGATGATACTGGGAGATATATAAATGATCCAGATATCATTAAAGGAATGATAAGACAGACTGCAAGAGATGGTGGTAGATATAGCGGTGATAAAACAGCTAGAAACATACTAGAGAGAGTGTTTAAAATTAAATTTATAGTAATAGATGTTGTTCAAAATCCTTCATTGGAGCAAGGATTGTCTGTAGTATTTAAAGTGAATCCAGAAGATAGGGAGGGGGAATATAAATCAGGCATTATAATGGACAAACATAAAATAAATACACCTGCTGCTTCTGGTGCGGGTGCGGGTGCTGGCACAAACGACAAATATACATACGATATTTTAACGGACGAGTCCTATATTCTGCGTAGAAACATATCAGAATTACAAATTATTGAAAAGGAGGACCCCTCTTTTCGGATAGTATGTGGAAACGCTACGAGAGATGCAAATGATTATAACACATATTTATTCTTATTAAAAACGTACACTATGGATGGCGACGATCATTATGAAATATTATACGATAAAACATCAACTAAATTTCTATTTTCATTTGATAGCATACCTCCTGTATTAAAATATTTGGTTTTTAATAGTTGTTGGAAATATAATAGACCAGAAAACAAACGAAACACCTGGTTCAATAGTAACGATATTTTTAAAAAATATCTAGATGATTCTTTACTAGTATATCATGAATTAGAAGATAGAAAAAGAATCGAGTTCAATGCAGAGGCAATTGAAAACCCAGCAGGACCTGTTCCGGAGCCTATTGCAGGTCCTGTAAAAAGACGTAAACAAAGAAGAGGTAAAAAAAATGAGGCGAGTGGAATGCAAACAAAAAGGCAAGGTCTTATGCGAGGAGGAGCTTTAAATAGCCAACAATTTGTGGACATAAATAGACCTAATGCTCCCACTAAAAATGATACGAATCTGAGTTACTATGTCGTTATAGATTTGGAATTATATCCCGGAGAAGATATACCATTATCCAAACGAGCAGTTCTAGGGTGTCAAATACGTTATGAAAAAATAAGACAAGCATATGCGGATATGTTTGGATTTATTTATCAACCATTAGAATTAAAAGAAGAAAATTATACTGCACCTATAACTAAACAAAATAATTCTGGTCAAAACAATGCTAGACAAACCACTAGAAAATATGTGGATGGAAATTATAGGAATAGAAACTATAGGGATGATAATAGAAGGACTCGAAAATATAGACAATAATGTGTAAAGTGTATAACTAAAAGTATTGATCTATCTTCAACATAAACTCATCGACTAAATGTTGTGGAATGTAATTAAAATCGACAAGTAGTTGATTTTTTGCCCATTTATCATAAGCGTTTTCCTTTTTCATTCGTTCATCAAAATAGGCTTTGTCATGATAACATTTTAGGGCTGTCTTCGGCCCACATTTCGACAACACAGAAGGAATATTGTCGCTAGTATCTCCCATAACTATTTTGCAAAATAGATCCATCTTTGCATCACCCACACTACTCTTTTGTTCAGCAATATTTTTGAACATAAGATTAAATATTTGTACTCTTGGCTCTACCAATTGTAGATAGTCTTTATCACTAGTAATAATATATATATTGACATTTTGATGTTGATATTTATTCAATATATATTTTACTGAAAGCGCAATGCTGTCATCCCCCTCCAATTTTGGATGACTAATTATAGATTTTACACCACCTTCTATAAATAAATTATCTTCGTATGCCATTTTAAATGAATTGCCACCTGCAAATGGTGCCCGTGTGGCCTTATATTTATCGTAAAATTCATTCCGCCATATGTTTTCTCTCTTACAATCCTTTCCAACTATCATGATTGTTTTTTCCTTTTGAATATTCAAATTTTTTGGAATCCCACTAACATGCTCCACAAATGTTTTTCTAAATTTTTCAGTGAAGATAGGATTCGCGAATGGATCGCTTAGAGGCTCGTCTGGATGCGCATTCTTCCACCAACGTACGATAGAATAATATCGATAAAAGCAGAAATAACTGCCATCAATAAATACAAAGTTTAACGGACTTTCCATAATTTCAATATAAGGTATCTCCCTCTTTTATACATTTAATCTACTTCAATTTTTTAAGAATATAGTCCGATTACTGAAAAAAAGGCACTACCGCTTTAAGTTACTTTATCCATTTATTATATAATTTTGCAAATAAAAAGTCCAAAAGTATTTCAGAGATTGAAAAATGGACAAATATATTTGTCCATTTTTTGGATTCTTAAAAAAGTCTTGGAAAAACGTGAAAAAAATAAGCCAAAGCATAAATTTCGCGTGTTTTTTCATTTTGTGAGCATAAGAAAAAAAATTTTGAGAAAAAAAAATATTTTACAAAATTTAGGAACTTTTTTGTTAGGATATAAATCCTAATTTTAGGATATAAATACTAATTAAATAAATAATATATATATATAATATTAATGAATACGAAAGAATCTGCTGCTAAAAAGGTTGATCCATTTTGTTGTGAAAAATGTTATTACACTACATCGAGAAAAAGTCAATATGATAGACATATATTAACATCAAAACATTTAAAATCAATATCAGAAGTTAAAAAAATACACGAATGTTCTTGTGGAAAAACATATAATCATATGTCGAGTTTATGTGCACACAAAAAGAAATGCACTATATTAAATCAAGAAGAAGTAGGAGTAGAAAAATTAAAGGAAAAGGAGAAAGAGGGAATCGCATTAAAAATGTCAGATATAGAAAATGCAATCCCGAACATGGATATGAATTTAATATTTGCATTCATGAAAGACACACAAGAATTTAAACAAATAATATTGGAACAAAGCAATACTATGATGGAATACAATAAACAAATGATGTCGGAACAAAATAAAATAATAACAGATTTAGTAGGAAAAGTGGGCAACACCACAATAAACAACACGCAACACAACACTCAATTTAATTTGAATTTCTTTTTGAACGACACCTGCAAAGGCGCGATGAATGTAAAGGATTTTCTGAATTTCATCAATGTAGATTTGGAAGACATAGAATACATAGGGCATCACGGATATGTGGCAGGAATTTCCAGAATCTTCACCAAGAATCTAGCGCGACTAGGAAAATTCGAGAAACCAATTTGGGTAACGGATGAGAAGAGAGAGACAATCATGTATAAAGAGGATGGAGAATGGAAGAAAGACGATGATCATATAAAAATGAATAAAATATCAGTAGCAATAGAATTCAAATGCATAAAAGCACTCACAATATGGAGAGAGGCAAATCCAGATTGGAGGGAAAACGATAAGAAAGGCGAGTTTTTAAATATAATGAACGGATGTGTATTTGGAGGTGAACTAAAAACCAAAACCATATTCTATCATCCGCCCGATAAAGATCAAAAGGCGAAAATAGTGAGGAACATGATCCAACATTTGAAGATTCCAAAGCATCAACATCTGAAAAGTAAATAGAGGAACACCACTAATCAGCTAATAAATCTGTATGAAACATAGTATTCAATACATCATTCGCTACCTCCAAATAATTTTGTTTACATAAACATAAACAGAGACCATGCGACATAGCCAACGCCAATTGCATTTTAACAAAATCATCGCTCACGCATAACCCATAGGCCGCCAAATTATGATCATTCACATAATTATTAAATTTTTCAAGGAATTCATATATTTTAATTTGAGTAGCACCTTTTGTAGTATGGATAGTATGTTCGATTATATTTGCAGCAACACAAATAATATTTCCAGAGTGTGTTTTGGGGATAGACGACCATACATCTTTAGGTTCGATGATAATATTTAATAATTCTCTAGCGATTTCAATAGAGGGTTTTGTAAACAATTCAGAGAATATTTCTAGAAACGCATTTTTAATAGTTTGATTTATTTTTAAAACGATACCAAAATCAATGATTCCTATTTGATATATGGGCAAATCTGTAACATATGCATCATTTTTTATAAATATAATATTTCCACCATGCAAATCACCATGAGTTAGTCCAGTAATTAAAAGAGACACAAACCCATATTTTATTATCAATTTTGCATACGTTTCATAATCAGTCGCATCTATTTTCGATATATGCGCTCCGTGAATATATTCCATCATAATGATATTTGGAAATAATTTTGTTGCTTCAGGATAAATTTTTGGAATTTTTACATATTTTAAATTCTTACAACTTTCTTTCATGTCGATCGTATTTTGTACTTCTTCTTCGAAATTTAATTGTTGTTTCAAGAGGGTTATATTTTTATTAACTATTGCTGGAATATTTAATGTATTAATTCTGGGTATAAATGACAATACATAAATCAGAAACATCAATTTCTGTATGGCATAATCTAATTTTTGTTCAATATTGCATCGTTTTATTTTAATAATAATATCTTCATCTGCATCATTCTTCATTTTATAAACTATTGATATCATACCGGAATTGATCGGTTTATCATCTACCATATTGGAGGAAAACGTAGATGAAACGAAGCGAGTCGAAGTTTTCGGATTATACTCCGTAGACAAAGTCGAAGGAGTATGCAATTGAAATGTTTGTTTTACATTATTCAATGCAAACCAATCTATATCAGATGCATCATATGGCGCGGAATCAGTATAAGATAATAATTCGTTATTCATTACATCATCAATAATATGATTATTTAATGAAATGGCTTGAAAAATCTTAATGTATAATATATTTTTGTTGGATAACCTATATGCTATATTTTTTATAAAAGCATTATAATTATTTGAAACCAAATAGGTGATATATTCAGCTGAAAATATATACATCATATCTAATAAAAAATATATATTCGATATGGTGGATAGAATAGAAGACATAAACAATAACATGTTATACATTATTAGTGTAATTTTCTATAAATTGTTTTGTTCGTAGAAATATTTTATTAAATATTTGAACAGACATTTTTTCAACAAATCCGGGAATTTCAAAAGAGCTATTAAACGTGATCACGTTTACTATTTTAATTTTATGCGCAGTCTCGATTTTACAAGTTATTTCCAGGTTATCAATAGGTAAAATGGTAGCATTCGCATTCGCATTCGCATTTTTATGGAGGGTATTGTACATGGTATTAGCTGTAAAAATTGCACTATTTGTGTCGCTATGCATGTTTACATGCAGTAAAGAATATCTTTTCGGAAATCCTAAATCCTCAAAAAAATGTTTAAATGATAAAAATATATCAGCTTCGTTATTAGAATGAATGTCTAATGAAAAATCGTCAAAAATATCCTTATTTACTTCATAAATAACTCTCATTAAATGAAAATTTATTAACTTTGTTAAAATAATGTTATTATTTTCAATTTCGAATGACAACTCATATTTATTTTTATCTAATAATTTGATAATTATTCCATTTTTTTGATGAATTATTTTTTGTTTCGATTGATCAACGTGGGTAGGTTCCATTTATTAGATCAAATATTTTATATTTGATGTAATATTGCATTTATCTAGTTTCTTCCAAAAATGTTTATTTGTATATCTCCCTATACATTTTCAAAGCAGCTTCTTTTTGAATTACATAATCGCAAATAGGTGCATTATATTTTATATTTTTATACTCATTATCATTACAATAATCATACCATTTATGAATTACTTTTGGTTGAACATCAGCTAATTCGGGGACCCATTTTTTTATATATAATGCATCAGGGTCGTATTCTTTGGATTGAGACCACGGATTAAAAACACGAAAATATGGCTGCGAGTCAGCACCAGAACCAGCCGTCCATTGCCAATTACCATTGTTACTAGCAGGGTCGTAATCTACCAATTTATTTGCAAAATATTTCTCTCCGTGTTGCCAGTTAATAAGTAAAGTTTTTATTAGAAAACTAGATACTATGAGACGTCCTCTATTATGCATATAGCCAGTTTCATTTAATTGTCGCATACATGCGTCTACTACAGGAAAACCAGTTTGACCAGTAGTCCATGCATTAAACCATTTGGTATTATTATGCCATTTTATTTTTGAATATGCAGGTTTTAATGGTTTACCAAGAACGCTGGGAAATGCATATAAAATATTCATATAAAAATCTCTCCAGTATAGTTGTCGTATTAGATCACGATTATTTCTAAAAGCTTTAAATACTTCTCTAATACTAATGCACCCAAATTTAATATATGCTGATAATTGCGTAGTTGGTTTAAATAATTCATTATGCGTTTTAGAATAATGTTTTTGCATTTTCACAGCAGTTTTTAAACATTGAATTGCCATAGTTCTTCCTCCGTGTACAAGAATGTTATCATTTTCTTTCGTGAATCTCGAAAAGGCATCCCTGAGAGAAATAGTATTTTGAACACGTTTTTGTTGAAAATGTATTTTTTTATAAGTTGATGGAGATTCTACATGTATTTTCATAGCAGTTTCATAATAAGGAGTAAATTTTTGATATGGCTCTCCACTATGATTTAAAATAGATCCAGGTACATGCAAATAGTAATCATGTGCATATTCGCATACTATTTCTTCTTTATTACATAACTCCATTATCTTTGCATCTCTCTCTAATGCATATGGAGTATAATCGGCATTAAAACAAACATAATCAATATTGAATGCTTTTATACTATCTTGTATAACCTTATTGTTATGTCCATAAAAAAGGTACAATTTACCACCATTATTTGAAATTTCTCGTGATAAATTATCTAAACTTTCAATCATAAATTGTACGGCATCATCTGATTTAAATTTATTTGAGTTGCTGACTTGTTCTGGTGTAAAAATAAAAATGGTATAGACATTTTTACATTTAGAATTGATTAATAAGAGGGCATTATTATCAATTATTCTAAAGTCACGACGAAATATAAATAATCCATTTTCAAATGTTCTATTATTTGACATAATATCACTTATATACCATATACAAAATTTCTATTTATGTTGTTGTAAATACAAAAAATTGATATTTTAAAGCGATCAAATGAGTTCAAGAACAATCACTCTCAACCATTTCCTCTAACAACTGGTCGAATGTATATTCGGTTGTCCATCCCATTTGTTCTCGCGCTTTTGTGCTATTTCCAAGCAATTCTTCTACCTCAGCAGGTCTATAATATTTTTCGGAAATAACAATGAGTTCTCTCTTGGTATACTCATCATAACCAATTTCATTAACACCTTCTCCTTTCCACATAATTTTAAACCCTTTTAAAGCAAATGCCTTTTCAATAAATTCTCTCACACTATGATATTCATTTGTAGAAAGAACAAAATCTTCGGGGGTATCCTGTTGCAAAATTAACCACATACCTTTACAATAATCCTTTGCATGCCCCCAGTCGCGCAATGAATTAATATTTCCTAATACCAGTTGTTTTACCTCCCCTTTTAAAATTTTACTCAAACCAATTGTTATCTTCCTTGTAACAAAATTATGTCCACGTCTAGGACTTTCATGATTAAATAAAATACCTGAGCAAGCGAACATGCCATATGCCTCTCTGTAGTTTTTAGTAATCCAGTATCCATATAATTTGGCGACACCATATGGAGACCTAGGATAAAAAGGGGTTAATTCTGTTTGTGGAACCTCGACTACTTTTCCATACAATTCAGAAGTAGACGCTTGGTAGAAGCGTATTAGTTGTTGAGGAATACCACTATTCCTAATAGCTTCTAGTACGCGCAATACACCTAAACCGCCAACATCACCGGTGTATTCAGGTATATCAAATGAAATTTTAACATGACTTAATGCAGCTAAATTATATACTTCTAATCGCTTTAATGTGTCACCATATTTGCATTTAATTTCATTAAATATGTTTAATAAATTCACAGAGTCAGATAAATCACCATATCTTAAATTTAATTTATCAAATATATTTTCTATTCTGTTTGTATTTATACTGGATGTGCGACGAATAATCCCCCATACTTCATAATTTTTTTCTAATAATAATTCTGCTAAATATGACCCATCTTGTCCAGTTATTCCTGTGATTAATCCCACTGATATAGTCATGAAATGATATAATATTATAATACCATGTATTTAACTATATTTGTCTTATACATCTATTTTTACAAAAAAAACGATGAACGTCCAACAATTCTGCCAAACCATGCATTGCTATTCCTACTATAAAAACGGAAACATATATATTAGGAATGAAAAAACTGCATATAAATCCACCGACTACATATGCTATGCCTTCAATAATACTTTCAAATATTAGTTGTCTTGGGTTATTTTTAGATATAAGTATGTTGTTGCTAGAGGCAACCGAATGAGTTCTTGTGCAAGCATCTCCGTGATTACAATAATATGTATGAATGTTCAAAATATATCCACCCACATGTTTTATGAATCCAGTCAAAAAAAGGAGGTAATAATAGTTGTGTACAACAAAAGATAATATAATGGCTATTACAATGCTATAAATGCCGACAAATATGGCTTCAAAAATATAATGCATCTTATTATATATTTGAACAGACAATAAACGCTCTAAATATCTAAACTAACAGTGTTCTTATCAGATTTTGGTCTGCGCTTGCTGCGCTTGGGCATGTTACCATCACCCTGCAAATCTTTCAAATCAGAAATGCTGATAGTGCTGCTATTTCCTTCATCCACATTAGCGCTACTCGATTTCGGTTGTTCTTGAATGTTAATAGTCTTTGTTTTTAGTCCAGATAGAATGTCAGTAATATCACTAGGACCCTTCATTTCTGCACGGGATGGAGCGCGTTTGCTGCGATCCGCATCATTTGTATTTCCAAATGATTCTCTGATATTAATACCATCATTTTCATTGAATCCACGACCTCTTACCAAATCAGGTCGTGTGGATTGACTGGTATTAGGACCACTACTATAATTATTATTACCGGGTCTACTTGAAGTCATTTGCGGAGCACCAGGGCCTTGTGTGGCCATAGGAGGAGGAGGCGGTCCGCGACTCATACTCGCTTGTGGTTCAGGATTCATGATTCCATTCATAAACCCAGAAAATCCAGGGTTGGTTTGACCCATAGTATTCACTGCAGCGCTTTGGAATTGCTTCATTAAGTCCGGATTTTGTCTCAAAATATCATCCATGCCAGGCATAGCGGATTTGAACATAGTATTTGTCATATGAACCATCATAGCACTACCACCCAATTGAAATAACAATTTAAGTTCAGGAGCCATAGTAGCCTTACTTTTATATTTATCGTATAACTCTCCGAAAACATCGTCATAATCAGTCATATTTTCATTTACTTGTTCAGACCACCCATCAATTTTAATATCAAAAGGGTCGAAACGATTATTTAAAAATTCTAGTGCATTGATAGTAGCCATAAGCATATTCCCCTGAAACTTAACAGAGTTTTGCTTTGATTTCTCTTCCATAATCATTTCATATTCACCCTGCATTTCAGCCAAAGGCGATTCCATATTGTATTTTTTAGTCAAATTAACACCCTTTGCTTCAAGGGCTTCCAATCGTCTTAAAAACTTGAATTTTTCTCTTAATAGTTCTTCCTTGTTCAATTGAGGTTGAGATGGTAATGATTTATCAGGGTTTAAAGGTACGTTATTAAATTTACCATATCCATCCCACGTTTTAGCATCCCCGCTACTTTCAGCAGTAGATTGTCCTAGACTAGGACCATCATCAAATCGAACATTTACAGACGGACCATCATTAAAAGAATTACCCTTTGTAAAAAAATTAGATTTATTTTCATAACTGATACCAGGTCCATTGTCATCAATAAGATCGTTCAGTTCATCTTCTAGATTATTTAAATCTTCAATATCAATATCACTAGATTGCTTTCCAGAACCTTCCTTTTTTTTCTCATTCATAAGCAGTTCTATCCCAGAACCAAAATTGGTTGATTTTTGAGAACTTCTACCAGAACCAGAACCAGAAGAGCCCCATGAACCTAAATTTTCATTAAGATGTAAAGTTGAAATATCTATAATTTCCGGATCCATTGCTATTATGAATTAATTAGAACATATAATTTTAAGTATTACGAATAACAATATATATTTTATATTCTCCTCCACTAAAGTTCCTGCGTATAATCAGTAAACTTCGGTTTGCAACCAAGCAAGCCGAAGTTTCCCTCGACAAGACAAACCATTATAATTTACTAGATTCGTCTAAAGGAATGATATTCGTGGGTTCTATATATTGAAATTTGGTAAATACATTATCTACTTCGGGGGATACATTAGTAGAAGATTCAGACACTACGACAGGAATATATACTTCTTCTTGATTGTTTTTTGATTCATGATATAACGTCAAAGCTTCGTAATAGTATTTTACCTTTTTATTTATTTTTATTTTTTGAGCATCAAAAGAAGTCAAGTATAATCCTTCAAGTGATCGCACCCGCGAAAGTGCTACGTAGGTTTGACCACACTCAAATATTCCACTACCAACGTCTATTTCAGCGACGTCTAAAGTAGCGCCCTGCGATTTATGAATAGTCAAAGCCCACGCCAATATCAAAGGCACTTGCGCCACACCAATCCCAGGAATAGTCTCACTTTCCCAAATATGTCTAGACATAAGCATTTCTATTCCCTTATTATATCTAACAAATGGTAACCCAGTTGCTAAACAAAATCGAGTGATTATTCCCTGACTTCCATTACATACTAACATTTCACCATCTTCTAACGGAATATTTACTATGCACATAACTTGACATCCGATTTTCAACTTAATATTTGCATCACAAATTAAATTTCTAGTTAAATAGTCAAACTCACATTGAATATCCTTGTCGGTGCATTGTGATCGAATCATTTTTCCTCTTTGTGTCATTTCTAAATTTGACAAATTTTTAATAACAAAATCTTTTCCAATCCCATCTAAAGCAGCCATTTTACTATTATTTATAAATTCAACCTGATGTTTTGTAGGAAACATTTTAGTGGGTTCAACTATTAACCCAGTCGCAGCTGGTCTATCTACATATTGTAGTAACAATTCATTCGATTTCTTTTTAAGACGACCCACGCGAATTTGATTTAAAATACTGCTGTATGTATCATCTGTTTGTCTAAATATTTTTATTAACTGGATTTGACAATCTTTATGGAAAACAGAGTCCCAATCATCACTTTCAAAACAAAAGCGTCTGGAATCGGGGTCATCTGCACTACCCACGGGAGGAAGTTGATAAAAATCTCCTGAAAATATTAATTGGATTCCTCCGAAAGGTCGGGAGTTTTTTCTCACTAATTTACCAATTTGATTCAACATGTCGAATAATTTGAGAGACAACATGCTTACCTCATCGACGATTAAAATATTTGTACCTTTCCAAATCTTTTTTTTGAAGCTACTATTGATTATTTTACTTACATTTTGTTCGATAGTGCCGTTTCCTAATCCGATACCTGCCCATGAATGTAGTGTTTTTGCTTTACAATTTAATAAAATAGCTGCACATCCAGTAAGAGCGCATACTTGAAGCTGTTTTTGATAATGTACCCGTTGATCATTATGTTGTTTTATTTTTCGAATAAGAGCGGATTTTCCTGAACCACCAGGTCCAGTGATAAATATATTTTCTCCCTGAACATATTTATCGAAAGCTATTAGTTGTTCTGGTGATAATTCCATTGTTTTAGTGATTGATTTATATGTGCAATTTACATACATGTATATTTAATGATCAATTTTTATTTTTATTGACAAACCAAATACCCTGTAATAATGCATCAGCCAAATCGTCTTTTTTGGCATGCGTCGTAAAAAAACTACACCATTCTTTATAATTGTCGTTATTATTCACCAAATGTAAACATCTTTGTATTCCTAAAAGTTTTCTATCTTTATATTTTTTTTTTGCATCAGTAATTTCTGAGGCAACTACACCAGCAACCACACCACCAGTGCCAGCAACCTCATCAACCATAGCATCTTTTAATTTATTAACAGAAGAAACAAATTCTATACGAATATCGTTATTTCTCATAATAAAATATTGAGCAATCATACCCTGTATGGTCTTCATCCTATTTGCAATGGGACTAATTTGGTTCTCAATGATTACATGAGTAAGCGATGACATATCTTCACTCAATATTTCATCTAGTTTTATTTTAATATTTCTCCCAATAGTAATTAAATCAATCGTGGATGCATTTGTTTTTATTATAGGATTAAAACAAGTTTTGTTAATATGGTCATTTATTAATGCAATTAAATCTGTTCTTTTTATTGGTTTGTTAGCGCATTTACCGAAGCCAGTCGATGGAGTTTGGTCAGGTATTTTAATATCATATTTAACAGCTAATGTGTGCAATGTTTGTATTTTTTGTTTATTTATGAATGTTGGTTTAAGTTCTGCGGTTGGTATTTTAAATGGTTGTTTTTTAGCATGTTTTAAGCAAAAACATTGAGTGCCTTTAATAAATTTTGCAGGTTTGTTGCAAACCACATTTTTGCTTATTTCACAACAATTATAATTCATATCTTGAGATAAATTGATAGTATCCCATTTAACGATACGAAAATCGTTTAATATATTATCTTCTGATTTTTCTAATAGACAAAAAGCTAGATTTTTAATACCCACATCTATACTTAGCACTTTTAAGGGATGCAATGGAACCACTACGAAGTGTGGTAAAGTTGCAGACCCAGATTCGGGAACTTTAGTGGAGGAATCCATATACTTATTAACTATAACCCTTCAATATATTTTCAGTATATATTATATAGTAAACATGTCTAACTACCCTCAACTGGTATTGCAAATTTCAAATAAATTTTCACGCGATGGTAGAATGATTACTACACGTGATACGCCTAGTATACCTGTATTTTATATGAAAACAGATGCTTCTGGTAAAAAAATATTAGTACCTGTATTAGATGGCAAAGACAATGACCCACAATATCGTAGTGGCGAGTCAGAATATGAAACAAAATACGATGAAGTGTATGATAGCAATGGAAAACCACTAGGAGTAAATGCATATAGCGAGGATATACGCAAATATAGACCTACGCAAATTGTAACAGATCCTGAAACAGGAATAACATACCAACGTTCAGCATATGGTAATATAATACCGAATATAAATGATGCGTATAAATGGGTAAATGCAACTTATCCAGATCTAGTATCTAGCCTCCCCCCATCAGGTTCTGCAACTAAATTAGATTATGGAAGAATTTCAGCTATACCAAATGAATCAAAAGAAGCGACTGAAAAATATTGGAGAGCAGTAAATCATTATAATGAGACTTTACAAAATATAATGGCTCGAGATAAACAAAATGGGGTAGGTGGAAAAATAAGACGAAGACAAAAACGCAAATCTTATAGAAAAAAGCGCAATGCATCTAAGCGCAGAAGAAACAAGAGTAGACGTAGAAAATAACCAACATCCCATAAATAAACAATACAAACATGATGTATTGTTTATTATAGATACGTTATCTCGCTTCAATTTATTTATTAAATTTGGAAAATTGTGCGCTAGATATAGCAGGGGATATCATTCTAGCTTGTAATTGTTCTCTAGATAAATAGGGTGACTTAAGATCACTATTATTATATCCATAACCAGGACTACTGGTATCATATGTGGACTTAAATAAGTAAGGCACATTTGAAGAAGGAGTATTATTGGTTTGTATATGAGGATTTAATCCTAAATCGTAACAGGCCTCTTGATTATTATATTTCATGATTTGAATACCATTGTTTGTCATAAATTGTCTATAAGCCCAACTAGAAGTAATATTTTCTTGTTCTTGAATACGTTGATTCACTACGGCTTCTGGCTGCCAAGAAGCAAAATTTCGACCATCCGCCATGATGGGAGGAAAATTAAAATGTATATTATTGGAGGAATTATAGCATGTAGCCCAAGACATAATATATTATGACAAGAAAAAATATCATAATATAATAGTAAATGTGTGATTGGAGGAAAACGGATATGAGCGAAGCGAATAGAAGATTTCCGTTTATATTCCGTAGCTGTAGCGAAGGAATATGATAATTTTGCAATTACTCTGCAACACTAAGCAATTTAAGGAGCTCCTCTTTTTTGAGTTTAGATGCACTTGTGGCAATACCTTTTTCAACAACTATACTTCTTAATTTATTTAATGACATTTTTTTATAATCTAAAACAGCAAATTCTTTATTTGATTCTTCTAAATTGGAAATGTGAATAGATTTGAGAAGATCTAAAGTATTTAATTTTTCTGCTGAAATAGAAATGCTTGTATTTATTGGTACATGATCCTGTTCCTCTAAATCATCTTCATCGTCTGAACTAGAATCACTACTGCTACTACTGCTCTGGCTACTTAACTCATCTATTTCATCATTAATATCAATATCTGCACCACTTAATGTATCGTTAATAGTAAAATTTTCACTAATATTTATTACTTTGATATTGGATGACAAATTGGCTAAAATATCATCCGCGCAAATATCGATAACATTATG